ATTGCCGAGCGCGATAACACTAAAGTTTTCAGCTTCTGCAATAGCAACAGCCCGCGCCAGAAGGTTAAGATTGCGTGCTGGCACCCATTCATGGGCATATTCTGCACCGGCAACACCGTCAGCGATACCACGATCGTCGAGCAATGCTGAATCCGTATTGCCGTAGATGCTCATATCCAATACGCGGACTTTCACGTTAAGGCTTTTTGCAATATCCGCAACAGCTTTAAGCTCCTTTTGCTCTGCATGGCAGTTATAGGCAAAATGGACAAGTTCAACCTCATAACCTTGCGACTGCAACATTTTTGCAGCCACGGTGCTGTCCAGGCCACCGCTGGCAACAACCAACGCCCGGCGATTCGGCTCAGCACGGAGTGGGCCAATGAAAACCGGCCCACCAACGCCGGAGATAAAATAGCCTAACGTGTATGGCTCAATCATATCCGCGTACTGAAGGTGACGAAGCATTTTTCTGGTGCTTGCAATGTGAACATTGCCCTCACTGTCTTTGGCGTACCAGATAGGTTTATAATTGCAAGCATAAAAAATAAAGTTCGGGTGGTCACGATGCACAGCCAGGATAGCGAAGCTACCACGAAGCTGTCGGATTGCCATTTCGAACTGCTCAGCTAACGTTCTCGACTGGTTTTCGTGTGAAACCTTGGCTAATACTTCGGCAATTGCCGCGCTGTCGATTTTGCTGGCATGAGAGTTAGTACGAAGTTCAGCGTCGTTTGCTATCGTTCCATTGTGAACAATAGCCCACGGGCCAACCCGGTATGGTTGCTGATCCAAATCGCTTGGCTTGGTGTGGTAATATTCTGTCGTTGGCATCGCACGGGAATTGCCAATAATATTGTTCGCTTCGGACAATGGTAAATAAAGTCCACGGCGCTCGGCATGGCCGTTGACAATATAGCCAGTACCGTCCCTGCCGCGCTCACAGGATGCACGGTTAATTAGCGATATTGAGGCGTTTGCTAACCGCGATAAAGCTGGGTCAGCCCCAGCGCTTAGAAATCCAAAGATTGCACACATTTATTCTACTCCAATAAGCTTGTGAATTTGAAGTTGCAGAATTCGGTTCGTTTCCAAACAGGAGCGAACCGCAGTTGCGTTATTCCGCAGGTTCTGTTCAGCGTCTTTTACATCAGCTGGCTGAATAAAGACTGGGATTTTTGCGCCAACTGGTGGCCGGGCAACTACCGCACCATCCCGGCATTGGTTGCCCAGAACGATTGTAGGTAAACCGTCACGCTCATCGTAATTATCAGCGTCAACAACATACTTGAAAGCATTTGCCCGGCTTGCCAGTCGCTGGTTAATGCTTGGCGTTTTCGGACTACAGACAACATAACAACCAACATTTGGCAGTTCTGGGGATTGCGGGAGCGTGCCGTTGGTTTCAATCTGTACCAATTTGCCGGCAGCGATCAGTGCTTTAACAAGCGGCGCGATATTTTGGCGGAAAGGTTCGCCGCCAGTAATAACCACAAGGCCAGCCGGGCTCATGCGCGCCCGCTCAACAATGCTTGAAATTTCAACCTTAGCACGCCCTTGGGTGTACTCGGTATCGCAGCCGGGGCATTGCAGGTTACAACCAGCCAGCCGGATAAAGAATGCGCGGTAGCCTGAAAACGGGCCTTCGCCTTGGATTGTATTAAAAGTGGAATGGACGTCGAGTTTGGTGCCGTCGCTAGGGACGAACTTTTCGGGTGGTTGAGTATTGGACATGATAGCTCCGGGGTTTCATAGGTAGTTGCGGGGCGTTTTGGCACGCCCCCGGCAGTATGCACTAGGGGCGCAGGCGTTGCAAGATAACGCGGGGGTGTTACTTATTGAGCAGCGGCTTCAGCTTCTTTAGCAGCCTTTTCAGCAGCCTTGGCTTCTTTGGCGGCTTCTTTTTCAGCAGCCTTGGCAGCCTTTTCAGCCGCTTTGGCTTCAGCTTTTGCTTGTGCAGCAGCAGCTTTTTCAGCTTCCTTTGCAGCGCGGGCTTCAGCAGCTTTTGGGGACTCAATGCGGCCTGTAATACCGTAGAACTTTTTCCATGCTGCATATTCACAACGAACGTTATTTGCGTTCATTTCCAGGGCTTGTGGGTGTTCCAGCAGATCGGTGATTGCTACCGGGCTACCCTGTTCAGCGGACATAGCGTCAGCCAGTTCCCAAACCTGACCACATTTGGTTCCAGGCTTCGGACGGCGTACACCGTTTTGTTCAGGCATTTTGTTTGCTTCTTTGGCTGCGGCCTTAGCGGCTGCCTTTTCAGCCTTTTCGGCTTCCTTGGCGGCTTTCTTAGCTTCAGCTTCGGCTTTTTTAGCAGCTTTAGCAGCTTCGCGTGCTTCAGCCTTGGCAACCTTTTCAGCTTCGCGCTGTGCGGCTTTGGTTGCCTTGGTCAGTTCGGCACGGGCAGTTTTTAATGCCACTTCGTTGGCTTTAACTTCAGCTTTGAAGTGCTCAACAGCCGCAACGTCCTGCGGGTCAGCCTTTTCGTGGGCTGCCAGATTTTCTTTTGCAGTTTCCAGTGCGATTTCAGCGTTCGCAACATTGTGATCCAGTTGTTCGATAGTGTTTGTCATGGTCTTATCCTGTTTTGCTAATTTAAAGGCGTTGGTGCCGTGAGTTGTATAGTAGGGGGTGTCCCAAGACTTTGCAACACCCTTTCGCAATTATTTTTTCCACCCTGCGAGCCAGCTTGGCACTGTGCCCTGTTGTTGCGCCGGTTGCGGTGCCTGTGCCGCCTGTGGTTGCGGCTGTGGTTGCTGCTGGGCGCGGCCAACCACTTGCACATACTGCCCGGCCTGCGGCGCTTGGCGCTGCACAGGCTGCGGTACAGGCACACCGGCAATGGCCTGTTTGGCTTGTTCCGGGGTAAGGCTAAGCGATGGCAACGGGTGTTCACCGCTGTCAAACATTTCGGTGATTACTGTTGGCGTGTAAGCGCCTTTAACGTAACGGTGACGAATAACGCCGTCGGCCTTGCGGGCCTGCTGTTCAACCTCCCAAACACGTACATCGCTTTCAGGAATCCACTGTATCATATCGCGGATCTGCGGGGCCAGTAAGCGCGAAGGCAGATTTGACGCGGGTTCCTGGCCGGAGATGTTTTTGTATAACTGGCGGAGTGCCAGGATGCCGAAGCCGAGATAATGTCTAACATCATCGTCGCTAAAACAGCTGAAGCCAATGTCCGGACATTCAATATGGGCAAGGGACAGAACTGTATTAAGGTCGCTATGTCGATAGATAACTGTGTGGTCATCTAAACTGATTAAAACATACATGGGGTGACTCCGATAACTGCTAAGTGTTTGAAAGTAGGGGCATTTCTGCCCCGGCTTGGCTTATAAGCCCATGAACTTGCGCCATTGGTACATTTCGATAACCGCGTTATTTTCGTTCAAGCCCCGCGCTTTGGCGGCTTCCTTCATGTACTTTGGCTTTGGCGAAGCAAGGTGTTCCGCAAAGAAGGCGTCACAAATATCCCACACTTGGGCACACTTGCCGCCACGGGATGGGCGCTTGATACCATTTTGCTCAGGGCGGTCTTTTTCAATTTTAACACCTGTGCCAGTTGGAGCCGAGCTAACAGCCTTTTGCGTGCGGATAATTTCCGGGCCAAATTCTTCGGCGCACGCAAGGCACAGGTATTCATATTTTTCACAACCTTTCAGGCCATTCATACCATTCCGCAGATCACTGTCGGTTTGATAGCCGTTGCTCAGGTGGATTTCGCAGTGCGGGCAATAGGTGAACTCACCTACAACCGGGGCTTCAGCTGCCGCTTTAGCTTCCGCTTTAGCTTCCGCTGCGGCTTTGGCTTCGGCTTCGTCGCGCACGTTGTGGAAGTGCGGGTAGAACTCTCCGTTGTCCGCAGTGCGGATGGTGAACAGTTCGTTTGCTTTTTCCTGGGCTTCAGCCTTGGTTAAACCGCGATCGCGTACCAGAGCGGTGATTGCTGCGCGACGTGCATTAGACTTCTGAGTGTAAGTTTTCATGTTTGTTACCCCGTTCGTTATTTGTTTGTTGGCGGTATTGCCTAACCATGAAAACAATTATACGCAGACGTTTTCAAAGTGCAACACCTTTCGAGCAAATATTATCCAAAGTTTTTGTTCGAAAGGATTAGAACGGTATATCGTCCTCAACGTCAGGGAACTGCGGTGCATTCCATTGAACTTGCGCGTGTTGCACACCTTCGGCCGCTTTCCAAACGAACTTTTCAGTTGTAAGGCTTTTGTGCGGTTCAGGCTTTGGCGCAATCTTCATATCATAAGGGCTGGCGTTCTCAACCGTTGGGCGCTCGAACGGGTCAGCCTCCAAAGTACCAAAGGCGCTATTCTCAAAGTCATAAGCAAGAATTTGCGGGTGCTTCTTGTTAGTCCAAACCCTTAAATGGGTGGCCGTCTTGAGCTTTGTAACCACAGCCAAGGCGTCAGCTGTCTGCTCTGGCACAGGTAAATCAGAACGCGCCCGCCACCAATCCCTAGCCCGTTTGAGTGCGTAACCCGTGTGTTCCAGGCACACGTATTCGTCGAACTTGCGAATACCAGAATAGTACGTCACCCGTATCATGTTTGGGGCGCCTTTCTTGGTGTGTTCGTAGTATGTAATGTGGTCAACCTTGAACACTTCAACAATTGGCAGATCCTGCTTCACAAGGTTTTCATCGCTTGCAATTGCGGTGATCTTTGTTTCAAAAACGAATTCCGCTTGGCAGGCCGGGTTAATGCAGAACCTTGCGCTCGCGTGATTGTAGGTATCGCACCGCTCACAAAGCTTCACAGGTGGTGGCCCGGTTTTCTTACCTTTCTTGCGTGGAACCCTTGGGTCGTTAATTGGGCCAAGTCTCATGGTATTACCGGCGTAATCCAGAACCATGCAGTCCTGCTTATGGCTTGCGGAAATTGCCGCCAAGCGGCCTTCCGTTGTTCCGAGGTCAAACCCGGCAATATACACAGGGCGAGTTCCACGGCCAAGCATCTGCACCCACAAACCAGCGCTTTGCGTAGGGCGAAGCATAACAATGAGGTCGATTGCTGGGTGGTCGAAGCCTGTTGTAAGAATATTATTGTTTGTGATTGCCCGGTATTGCCCGGCCTTAAACTTGGCAATTTCGCTATCGCGCTCGGCTGGGCTCATTTTGCCGTGGACACAGCCACACGGTATTCCGAGCATATTGGCGATTGCGGCAGTGTTTTCCGCGTGCTCTACACCAGCACAAAAAATCATCCAGCAATGGCGTTCGGAGGCAACTTCCAGGGCTTCGTGTAAGGCCGCCTCGGTAATATCGTCACGGTCAACAGCAAGCTGCAATTCCTTGGGTATAAACTCACCGCCCCGTGTATGTACGCCTTCAACATCAAGTTGGATATTTGTTGGTCGAGGTGTTAGCGGAATTAAGTAACCCTCGCAAACAAACCAGTTGAATGACTCAACACCCGTCATATCGAAACAGACGTCGGTAAACAAGCTGCCTTCTTCGGTCAGCATACCGAAACCCATACGCCAAGGCGTTGCGGTTAACCCGATAACTTTTAGACGTGGGTTGTACTTCTTCAGCTCCGCAATAAATTTTTGATATAGTGTATTTTCGTTCGGGCTAAGCAAGTGCGCCTCGTCAATAATGATGAGGTCAATGTGGCCAAAGGCTTCCGGCTTTTTACCGACGGAAGCAATGCCTGCAAATATTGTTCGGTTATAAACATCTCTTCTGTTGAGTGCGGCACTGTATATGCCCGGATCGGATTCTGGCCAAAATTCCATGAGCTTATTGCAGTTTTGCTCAACAAGCTCTTTGACGTGCGTTAAACACATAATTCTAGTGGCCGGGTACTGCTCCTGGACAAGTCGCACAAACCCGGCAATCACCAAGGATTTACCCGTACCCGTTGGCAATGCCACCAACGGGTTTCCGGAGTTGGTTAAAAAATAATCCCAGATAGCTTTTACGGCTGCCCACTGGTAATCGCGAAGCTTCATTATCCGCCCTGATAATCAATGTTTACAATTGCGCGTTTCTTGGCGGGATTTCCGTTGATCCAGTCTTCCCGCAAATATTCACCATGTTCCGCAATTTTTATAGCAAGCTTGAGATGCAAAATCTTTCGTTTCATGCTTTCGACTGTGCTATCACAACTCCGCATAACCAATTCAAGCCGCTCAATAATTAAGTCGCAATTGCGCATTCGGGAGATGTGAAGTTTTATTAAACCTTTTTCCCGTTTTGCGTTTTCAATTTCTTGCATACAGTCGTGGATAGATTCGCGGAGGCTTGCTGCAACCCGGCGCAATGGCTCTGGGCCTCCGCGTATAGCAACGCTCAGCTCCGTCATGACCGTCGTGACCGCGTCATTAATCATTTCTTCATCAATGCCGTCATCCAAAAATGGTTGGTATTTACCATAACTGCCACTTTCGAGCATTTCATACGCTTTTTGCAGCTCGTTGAACATTTCCTGAGCATCAACTGCATCATTTTTGTCAGGATGCAACTGCTGCGCTTTGCGCTTGTAAGCTTTTCGAATTTCTTCTTCGGTAGCTTCTGGTGAAACACCAAGAATATCATATGGGTTCATTTTAAAATCCCCGCGTGTAAGATGGACAGGCCGCCAACTGTTGCTCTTTGGATAAGGCGACACCCTTTAACTCGGACAGCATATTTTCACAACACCAAGTTCCATCGTCTGCAGGTGTGGCATATTTACAGGTTCGACAGTTAACTGCTGGCGGAGCGTCCCTGTGGCAAGTTGCAGCATTCTCACAGTTCTTGCATTCATACCAGGACGAGCTTTCACTAACGCGCTTCACAGGTATGCGGCTTCCAACTAAATACGTCGCTAAATCCAGATGCGCATTGGCAACCTGTTCATCGAAAAGAACAATTTCGGCGTGCAATTCGTCATTGTTTTTATTCACGCACATATATAGGGCTGCCGCAAAACCCATCTTTTTCATATAAATGTTCATTTGAACGTAGTGCTCGAACTTAGCGCGTTTAACACCTTCTTTTTGTAACTTCAGGAACGGCTTTTCGGCACTGGTTTTAAACTCGCAAAGCAAACGCTGGCCGGGCATATCCGGGATATTAACCACAATCCCGTCACCGCTTCCACCAAAGTGGCCGCCGCAATGGCTTATCCGGAACTGTTTTCCGTGTTCGTCTTGCTGGTAAACTTCGCAGCCAATTGTCAGAAGCATAGCAATGAAGCGCGCTTCTTCCAGGTGTCCACGGTTAAACAAGCGCAACAAGCGACCGCTGTGCTTTGGAACTGCCGACCAGTGAAAACCATACCAAACCTTTCGCTGGCATGATCCACCGATAAGACTTGCTCCCATGTGGGAACGGAACGGGAATGTGTCACCGCTGTAGGCGTCACCGATATGCGGGATTACCCGGCCAAGCCACTGACGGTAAGTGGCACCTTGATCGGCATAGATTGCTTGCTCAATAGCAGCAAGCGTTTTAGTTGCTAAGTGCATAGTGAATTCCTTGTTAAAAAAGCCCGGCGAACCGGGCTTTTTGGGACGGGCTGGGAACCCGTGTTATTGCTGAACCCAAGACGGGGTTCCGGTGTTTGCAGCCGGGTCTTGCTGTGCTGGTGCCTGCTGCTGTGCTGTGGCTTGCTGCCAAGGCTGCAGAGGTGCCTGCTGCTGTGCTGGTGCAGTCTGCTGAGGCGCAGTTTGCTGCATACCAGTCGGTTGACCCTGTGGCGCAGTTTGCTGCATAGGCGCCTGTGTATTGGCCTGCATACCGCCCGGCATACCGCCCGGCATACCGCCCTGCATACCGCCCGGCATACCGCCCTGCATACCGCCCTGCGGTGCAGTCTGCTGCATAGGTGCCTGCTGCGTAGGTGCCTGCTGCGTATTGGCCTGCATACCGGCAGGCTGACCCATAGGGGCAGCCATAGGGGCAGCCATACCGCCTTGAGGGGCAGCCATACCACTGGCGCCCATACCACCGGCAGGCGTGCCTGTACCAACCTGAGCGTTGATATTTTCGTAACCTTTGATTTCGTTAGAGGCATCGTAATCGCCGCGAGCGGGAACGAGCTTAACTTTAATTTTCATCGGCTGGCCATGCAGCTCAGCAGAGTCCTGGATTTGCATACGGCCGATTGCACGGCAGATCGCAGACAGGTCACCGTAAGCAATGTTCACAGCAGTCTGATTCGGGTTAATCAGGTTCAGGCGTGTAAACACTTTGCGGCCCGAAAACTGGCCGGACAGGATGTTGAAACGAAGTTGCAAATATTGGCCGTTACCCGCAGAGGTTGGCTTCATTTCGCTTTCGTCAATCATTGCATCGTACCAATCCGAAGGGATTGGGTCGAGTGGCTTGTTTGGTTCGTGGTTAGCTGCGTTGAAGTTCAGTTGCATGTTATGCTCCGTTGATTTTGTTAAAGATTGATGTCAGGTGTGGGTATTCAATTTCGGCCAAAGAACCTGAACGATCTTTGGCTTCGTACTGCATACAGGGCTGGGTCTGCAAAAAGCGGTAATCCTGCCCGTCTGGAGTTTTGCCAACACCAAGACGGAACACTTCGTCAAAGAAATAGGGTAATTGCGGCCCTAACTTTTGACCCGGCATGGACGGCAGGTATTTAGTAATCCCGCTCATCTCATCCTTGTGTGGTTCCATCTTGGCACTCATATACACGTTAAAACCCGGTAAATCACGGTAAGAACGGACAAAAGTTCCCATTTGATCCATCATTGCCGCGTATGCTTGGCGCGGGTCTTTTACTTGCGGTTTAGCGTTTGCCAGAATTTGCTCGGCAATTTCGCTCAACGAGTCCAGACAAATAGTCTGGAAATTTTTTGCTTCGTGGCTCCCTGCGCACCAATAGTAGATGTCAGCAAGATCCTGAAGTGTTTTAACAACCAGAACAGGATAATCTACCGTATAGGGTAAACCTGTTGGGCCATATACCCGTTCAATGTTTTTGCGCTTCAGCGAAAGCGTACCAGCTTCGGCACTTATCAACAATGGCGAAGGCGCGGTTGCTGATAACATGGTTTTACCCATACCCGCCGGGCCGTAAATTAGAGCTTTGACACCGTTGTTCTCGGTGGCTAGTTCTGTTGTCGACCAATTTAATGCCATACTACCCCCTTTTAGTTAACCCGGCCATTATAACACAGCCGGGGCCGTTGCGCATTTAAAACAGTTAAGTGACGGCTGTTTTTGGGCCATCCACCCAATAGTTCTGGTTATCGTAATATCCGTGAAACTTTTTACGGATAAATTTTGGCTGGTGGTTCTTGTGATTCCAGCGCGGGTTAACAACTTTTGATTCAACTGTGAACGTCAATGTTCCGGGTGTGCTGGTGGCCGCAGGAAATCCGCTGAACGGGCCACCAAGATAAACACGGTTTACATGCTTTTGTTCCATAACTATTCCCCCATATCGGCCGGATCTCGAAAACCTTTGAACACCGGGTGCCGTGGGCCGTCAACCATACCTTTCGGGAAGTATTTGTATGTGACCACAGCACCAAGAAGCGCTTGGCGGTTATCCCAGATATACTGCCGCATTTCAGCAGTGAACCCAGTACCAAGGCGAACCGTTGTACCCGGCAGGTTACTGATATCTACGCCAACCAGTGCCCCAAGCGTGTCGCCGCCAACTTTACCAGCCTTTGCGCTACTCCGGGATGTTTGCCCGAGCTCGTTTTTAAACGCTTCGTTAACATTGTGTTCCAGCTCCTCAAAGCCGGTGATTTTAATTTCACTGTCAACAAAGCGTTTAATTTTGAGCATATAACCCTGATTCACAGTGCTGCGCCCGTGCTTATACGGGGCGTCCAGACGGCGAACAATAACACCCTCGAACCCCTCATTCAGCATCTCTTCTTCATAGGCGTCCAGCTCAGCTTTATTGTGGATAAGCGTTTGCTTGACAACCTTAATCCAGTCCGGGAAACGCCCGGCAAAGGTAAGCGACGTTGAGTGCATATTCAGCGTTTCTTGTCGCTGCCAAGTTTTGCCGCCATCTACACCGGGGCGAACCGGAATTAAATCGAACACGTAAAAGGTGAAATCAAATTCACGCTTATGGCTCATAATGTTCGACTGGCTGCGGTTATACACATCCGGATCGGTTGGGTCGCCTAAAACCAATTCACCGTCGTAGCCGTCAAAGACGTTGTTTTCTCCGACACCATAAGCGGCCAAAGTTCGCTGTATGTGGTCATTCGGGATTGGCTTGTTACTGCGCGAAATAAAGCGTCCAGTCTGTACAGTTGCACGCACGCCATCAATCTTTGGTGAAGCCAACAGCGGGAATTTCAGCTTATCGTCTTCGGCAGCTTCAGCCAACATCGGGCGCTTTAACTCAACCATGTGCCACCTCCGAACCGTTAACAGTGAATGACAGCTTCGTTTGGAAGCTTGTTTGGCGTACAGTGTCCACACTTAAACGGCCGCCTTTGATGAAATACTGGTTAATAAGATTATCCAGTAAACGAATGCCAAGCGTATTCTTATCGTGTACGCTGGCAACGACCGTCATGATATCGTTGATAACCGTTTCCAGGCTGACGTTATCATACAGCGCCATATATTTCTTCAACAGTGAGCTGTTTTGCAGAACAACAGCCATCGAATTAATGGACAGTTTTTCCAGGTTGTAAATTAACCCGGCCCGGCCAAGGAATTCCGTTTTAATACCAAATTCACGCAGGCGATCCAGTGTTAAGTTTTCTTCACCGTTGAATGCCCCAGCAAAAATAAACAGCACATTGGAAATCGGGATGCTGTGATATTTACCATAATCACCAAAAACCTCTGTGGTTTCACTTTCCAGAACTTTCAGAAATTCGTTTTGCACGCCGTTTGTAACTTCGTGAGCCAAGCTGCTGTTGCTGTTACCAGAAATAAACAGCTTGTCGAATTCGTCAACAAAACAAATTGTTGGCTGACCGGCAGTGTTCGTTAACCGGGCCAGAGATTTGCTCAGGCTGTTGCCGCTGGTGCCTTCTTTGGTCAGCTGGGCTGCGTTAACTTCGATAAAGTGCAGGTTGTGGTCTTCAGCCAGCGTTTTAATCAAGTGAGACTTACCGCTGCCGGATGGGCCGGTTACAATGCAGTGCGGGCGGATTTGGCCGTTGCTTGCTGCAAAGATACGAACAACCTGCGACATTTCATCACGCACCTTTTGCTGTTCAGGTACAAGGTGACGTCGCTGTGCTGATGGCTGTTCGGCTGGTGCCTGTTGAGCTGGTGTTTGCTGCATAGGCGCCTGTTGCATAGGCGCCTGTTGCATAGGCGCCTGTTCGTACGGCATTGCCTGCGGTTGCACAGATTGCGGGAGCGGTTGCTGCGTATAGCCGGGCGCTTGGCCTGCCTGTGGGCCTTGGGGCGCCCAAGGTTGCGCAACGTACTGTTGTTCGGTGGTTTGTGTTCCGGTGCTCATAGTTTTTACCTCGGGTTTGTCCAGTTGCTTTTTAATCTTGTTAATCCGCGCTTTCTTTCTGGCTACTGCCAGATATTTACTTGCTTTATCATCGCAGAACCTATTAGCGGCATATCTAGGCTCCGGTCTGTTTGTGTGACCTTTTACATGCCGAAGCGTGTAAGTTAAACAGTGTTGAACACGCAAGGCAACCAGATATTCCAGCGCCTCGCGTTCCTGTGTATTAAGGTACTTTCGTTTGCCGTTAAATGCTTGAATAACGCTTGTACAATCCGTCTGGATTATTAAGGCGTCACCGTAGTCAATTACACCGCAGTTAATACCCTTGGTCACTGCCATAGCAACAGCCATAAATTCAGCGGTAACCGACGTCAACACAGGTTCTTTTATAAAGCCGCCGCCCTTGGTTTTCTTGCGGTCGCTGACCACATAATAACCATATCCTGCCACCTGTAGGCGGTCGCAGAACGAAGCGTCGGCCATTACCGTGACCAGCATTACAGGGCCAGATGCCCGGTTGAAGTAAAGTTCGGCTTACGCTTTGGCAGCGAAATTTCCAGCGCCGGGCTGCCGGGGCGGCAAATAATAAACTGGTCAACAAGCTTGCGCTGTTCTTCGGTCAGTTTGTTATAAGTGCTTTTCGACAGGGTTGGCTTGTACTTGACAAGGGTGTCCATTGGCACGTTGGCAGCTTTCAGTTCATCCTGCATAGCAGCCAATGCACCTTCGTCAATATCACGTGTGAAAGGGTAGCTTGCTTTCAGCACGTAATCATTGGCCAGAGGGTGGGTGTTGGTTCCTTCGCCAGCATCCGGGAACATAACTTCAAAGATACGCTTGCGGAGCGTAATCTCTTCCGTTTTAATTTGCGAAAGCTGACGCGCCAACTTCTCCCAGTAGGACAATTCTTCTACAGTGATTACATCAGCGTTATGGTTTAACTCGGCCATAAGTGGCCCTCCTGTTGGTTGTGGTAGGTGTGGTTATATTACAACGCCCAATTGGTTGTTGCAATATAAAAACGCTTATTTAATACGTGCTCGGCCAGTTGATAACCCGATAACATTTACCATAGTTCCGGCCATATTCCGCGATTAATGTATCCCGGTTTATTTCTTCAATATAACCGTTTTCAATCATTAATCGTAATGTGCTATCCAAAGCAGCCCCGGTGCCAACCCGGTGTTCCTTAAACATTTTAATCCGGGATATCCGCACTTGTAAAAAGCTCCTGGCCAATATACCGTTCGGCGCAAATTCCGCGGGTAAGTTATATCCTTTTGAATACCCGTTTTTAAATACTTCGCTTGCAATTTCCAGAATTTTAAGAACCCGCTTATCGTCCGTCCCTTGCCCAATTTCCCCGCTTTGCATCCTGGCCGTCATAAGCTTGATATCGCGCTGCACAACCATCAAGGCCCATTCCGTATGGGCTGTAGTAGCACAGGGCTTTTCCGGGTTGTCCGCAGCCGCAAGCAACGCAGCTATCCGGTACGCCTTCAGGTGTGCCCGGTTCCACATTTGCCGCCAGCTTTCATCGTCGCTGCTGTTAATCTCATCATCACAGCGCTTGTCGAATGCCTTTAGCTGGGCCATAGCGTCCGGGTCAAACGCTACGAGCTTACTGTTATTCATTGCGTTTAATTTTGAAGAAACAAACGCCATATTCTGCAACGCTTTTACAAGGGCAGGTTCCGGCTCCAATACCGGCGTTTCGTTTAATGGTGGCCTGTTACCGTTATATTCAATAATCAAGAAGCGGCTTAAAAACCCGTCTTCCATCATACTGTCGGTTAAGGACTCAAAAAACGTGCTCGGCGTTGTTTCGCCAATCATGCTATAAGCGGCACTACTAATGGAGGCAACGTTTTTATCCGCTTTCGAATAGCTAATACCACCAACGATGGATGATGGGCCTGACTTTTGATATAGCGCTGTCATTGTTGTGCGCAGGCTTTGCATTGGGCCTTCGCCTTTACCGTCGTCATGTGCTAAGCGCTTCAGTTTGCGCCCCCACTCACTACCAACGTTTACAAAGGAAGGCTTTTCGGAAATTACCCGCGTTAAGGACTGACCGGATGCAAAATCGTCAAAGTCAATAAAGCTGTTAAATACAGGGCAGCCGTCCATTACCTTATTCACGATTAAGCTGATACCTGTGTGCATCGCTTCCTTGCCTACGCCGGAACGCGCAACAAGAATGATATACAGGTTTAAGCCCGACTGTGGAATGTGGAATGACCGGCCGCATATACCGGCCAGCAAACCCAGTGCAGCAACGATACCAACTTCCTTGGCAGGGCGCGGTGCGCTGCGATAAATGAACTTAGCAATAGCACCAGCTACGCCGGGCGGCCAGTCCAGGCCGTCGCCAAGGTCTGACGCACTTTGTGGTAATGACCGGTCAGTGCTCAGCACTTCGCCAGAAATGGCAGCACTTGCTTCGCTGTTCATTTTGGAAACCAACTGGCTGACAAGTTCTTTTGCCTGCTCAGCGGATTGCTTTGCCCGTTCTGCTTCACGATCCTGGCGCTGGCGCACAAGCTTCAGCGTTAAATCGATATAGCGGTTATCACAAACAGCCTTTTCACGCTTGCCCAGACCAGACGAACGGAACAGCCTGCGGCATTGCTCGTTACTTTTACTGTAAAACGTGAACATTGACATAAGCGACAAATCCGCTTCGGATTGGCTTTTATAGCCGCTCCAGTCGCCGTCATACAGTTGGCTGAACTTGCTGTTGTTGGCCGCTTCCCGGGCACGCTGCATGATGGTTTCATCACTTTCAACCGGCTCAAGTTCCACCAGTTCATAGTCGCTTCGGGAGCCTTGCACACCTTGGCTGCTGCGGTATGCAAAAGCCATGATATTGATTTGGTCATTGCAATCAGCGAGGTGGAATGGGTCAGTGTGCAATGGTTCGCACCTAACCACATTGTCACGCACGCTATAAAGCACGTCCGAAACCGTGTCGCCAGTACAAACGATAAAGCGCTCTGTGCTGTACAGCTCAACGCCACCGCGTCGAACACCAGCCCCAATGTCGCCTTTAACTAAAATGTGAACCCCGCGTCCGGAAACGCTGCGCTCAGCATAACTACCAAAAAACTGTATCCATTCACGGTACTGCGCCAACTCTTCTACTGTTGTCCAATCTTTTGGCGGCACAGGTTCGCCGTTGGGCTTCTTAGACGTCGAATCCTTAACATCCAAGTCAATGCACGTAATGCCGTCTTCTGTTGTTAAAACATATCCGATTTCAGCGTCGTACTGCCGCGCAACTTGGCAGGCTTTCTCAAAGCTCATCCACGGGCCTTTAACCGGGCTGGCATTGTGTAAACCTGAGTTACCTAAAATCTGAGGGGCTTTGTCCGGGCCTGCAACGCACCATTGGTTACGTTCCCTCATTTCCAGCGGCAGACGTTCCCATAAAACGTCTCTCACTGCGCTTCCCCTTAGTTCAGTTCACCGCGACGAGACTTTAGCGAAAGTTCCCAGCTTTTGAGGTACTCTTCGATACCGTCACGTTCCCAAATAAAAGTGTTGACACCGCGAACCATAATAGGGTCAGGAAGCATACCCCGCTGGCGAGCGTGCAGGATGCTTGAGCGTACAACGCCCATACGTTCCTGGATTTCGTTACTGGTGATATACAGCGCGTCAAAGCGTTCTTGCGGGGTTGTTTCGTGTTCAGACATTTGTTGACTCCGTAAATATTAGCAGGGCCGGTAACTATACCCGCCCTGTTGTAAAATCGCAACGGTTAGTTGCCGGGCACTGTACCAACCGGCTCACCCTTAACATCACGCAACTCCTGCTCCAACAAACCAATGGCTTTACGCCATTCATCCTGCAGAGCTTCAATTTCCTCATCGCGTGTGATACGGGCCTGCTCAATTTGTGCGCGGATGTCTTCAATACGCTCACGCTTAGCCGTGCATTTGGCAAGCCATTCCTGATACGCCTCGGCACTGACTTTCCGGTTAGCCGCTTTCGCCTCACGTTCCGCCCGCTTGGCCTCACGCTCAGCTTTACGTTCCGCCGCACGCGCTTCACGAGCTTCCCGGCGCTGGCGTTGCAGTTCACGGCGCCGTTCAATGGCGGCCTTAACTGGTGCGTCGCTGGCCAGCACTTCCGGAGTGTAAACAGCGTCTGCCCGTGCTTGCCGCTCAGCGTGCATTTTGAGGTAAAAGCGATAGCAGTTTAAAAGCACAGCTTCCGTATCCACCAACACCATGCCGCCAAGCATATTGTACGGGCATGATGCCATACCGATTAAAGGGATAAAATGATTAATCAGTGCGGTCTTTTCCCTGTCAGTGTAATCAGGTTTGCCCGGCCCGAAAAGCAGCTCGTGGTATTCGTGCGGCAGCGGCACATGGGGCAGACGCATTGAATCGCCTTCCAGTGGTTCCATGATAAAGCTGTCATCACGGTAACGGGCTTCGCCAACAATGCCTTTGAACTGCGGGGACAGCTCCAGGCACAGAGGCAACCCCGGCTCGTTACTAAGCGCGAAGTTGAACGGGTTGTTTACGTCGTCCGGAACCTGTGGATGGCAATGTGGCCAAGGGTTACTGAATGAATAGCTTTTAACCACATTGGACACCATAGAGGGCAGCCAAGCGTATCGCGTTTCCTGTTGGCCCGGTGCAGCCGCTTTTAGGCACAGGTGCATAATGCCGCCAACCTCCTCCACTAAGTCATGCACCGTGGCCGCTGCGATGTGTGGTTGTACGGCCTGTGCGTGCGCTGGGGCCGTTTGTACGGGTTGGGCAGGGGGTTGCACAGGGTTAGCCGCTGGGGCCGGGCTGGCGGGCTGCACAGTTGGCTGTGCCGCTTGTTCCATTGGTTGCCCTTGGCCGGGCAGTTCGTTATTGGTTGGGTTTGCTGGTGTTTGCATGGGTTTTACCTTTTGCAAATGTTAATAAGGGGGTGTGTTTTTAAAAATGTTAAAAGTTAGGGTTACTATTAACCGCTGGCAAAAATTAACCCAAAAATTAACATTTGTAAAACGCTGGTGTATGAAATAACCAGTTTTTAACATTTTTAACATTTTTGGGCCGTCGGGGTGTTAGGGGGTATTTTTAGGGGGTGGTTCTAAAAGGTGTGCATTTTGAATTTTGATGGGTTCCTATAAATATACGTTTTACCCCCCTTACTAGGTTAATAATGTTAATTTTTATATATATATTATTATTTAACCCAGTATTTACGGGGCTTACAGCGATTAACCATACTGGTTATTTTAATGTTATAAGTTGGTTTTTTGGTTAATAAAAAAGCCCCGTTTTTAGCTTTGCCAAAATCGTCACCGACAAATAAAATTTATTCAACCAACCCCCTCACTTTTGCCAATTTAAAAGCTGTGCATTTTTTGTACAAAATTAACATTTTATTAACATTTATTAACCTTGAATGTTAATAACTTTTGGTTAAAAAACGTACAGTAATCAAGCGACTTTCTTGCAACTTGCACTAGGGGTATTGCAACGCCTGCAAAAGCTGCTATAATCTGAATATCAACAAACAACAAAGGAATTCACAAATGCGCAAGGTAAAACAAAAACATTACGTGATCGGAGCGCTGGTTGCTTTGGCCTCGCTTGTGGTTAGTCAAACCCTCCCAGTTGAATGCTTGTGGGGGATGTGTAATGGCCTTTAATAATGCAGGTACTGTTCAACAGGTTGTTCCAACCGCTGCGGATGTTGTTGCAGCGGTTGAACATTATATGGAAGGCTATGGGCTAACCATTCATGATGGGCGCAGGTACAGCCAAAAGCACGCCCTGTCCCGTGGTTCATTCTGGTGCGGTAATGTAGTGCTGGCAAATGCCATATTTGTTGACTATTACTGCACACAGGACGAGCCATCGATTAATGAGCCCGGTTGCACATACCAAAAGTGTATTCATGTTCAAGTAAGTGTGGACGTTTGCCCCGGTGTACAGTACAACGTAACGTTCCAGATGGCACGGGGTGCAATGACTACTGACAACTTCCGGACTATGGCTGGCCATATTGCGCAACTTGCTAACCCGTTCTTCTTCAGGCATATTATGCCGGGCTTAACACATGAACAACGAGCTGCGGCCATAACCGCAGCTAAACTACCATCAAACTGGGCAACCGAACTATGACTGATTCAATTAACCCTCTTGAACTTAGCGCCGGGCAGGTGCTGTTAGCCAACGCCGACTTCTATATGGAAGGTTCAGTTATTGCTGACAAGTGGCTTACAACAGGCCGCTTTTATACGATTCACGCAGTTATCAGCCGTGAGGAAAATTTCGCTGTATACGAATTTAAAAGCGACATCTGCGAGTCACATTTGATTGATAACGAAGACATTGAAAAGTTCTTCAGTATTGTAAGCATGGAGGGTGAGGGCTCATGAATAACTTTACACATATTGGGCGCTTTGCCCTGCACGATCTTGACTACTTCGACCCGGAAGCCAATTTCTGGGTTCCGCAGCATATGGCCAACCCGGTGCCACAGCGCACCGAAACCGATTGCTTCCGTGCCTGTGTTGAAAGTATCACCGGGGTGGTAGGGTTGCCCAACCTGTACGACCTTGTCCCGGAATGGGCGCACCGCAACCCAAGCAAAGAAGCGATTGCGGTTCTGGAAGCAGCCGACGAAAAGTTCAAAGCGGCACTTGCCGAAATTGGCTGGGGGCTTTTCGACTTCTCAATATATGGCAACAAACACAACCCGATGACAGCTCAGGAAGCTTTGGAATTCACCGCGGAGCTGTTGGGCAATGTGGTCTGCATTGTCAACGGCGGCTACGATGGCACGGAAGTGAACCATGCCGTGGTTTGCCGAAATGGTGTGGTCATACATGACCCGGCATATCCGACCGAAGCTAACTACACCGCATTCGATGCCCCGTGCTGGGGAATTGAAGACGGCGTATCGAAGCGCCTTGATTCTTATCTGGTTCAGCTGGTTTACAAAATCGGCGAATAACAAAAGCGGGCGTTTAGTTGTTGCAACGCCCGCGCATTCCTGTATAGTACCCTTACCGAAACCAAACAAGGGTAATCAAATGACAACACCTCGCAACCAAAAGAAAGCCATCGCCGCCACCCGCGCACTGTTGGCTCAGCATAACCTGCAATGCGTCAAAACCTACTACAACGTGAACAAGTCTGGCAAAACCATCAAGTTCTACGCTGTTTACGGCCATGGAACGCCAGCCGATATCGCCGGTCGTATTGGCCGCATTGTTGACAAGCTTAATATGTGCGATCTGCCGCACGGCTGGTTAGCCACTTTCGATGGGCCGCATCCTGGGGCTCAAAACAAACAGCAGTCAATTTTCCTGCGTAACTGGAGCAACTAACCATGACCAACAATAACTTCAGCTTTGCTGACGAAATTGCAAAAGACCTGTGGAATATGCGCGAGCGTATCAACCACTTCCGGGATTGCCGCAAGGTTGCCGAGATTATCAACCACAGTATTTCTGTCAATGGTGCTGGCTACACTGCAATCGCTTTGCGCCGGGCTCTGGGTAAAGCGGAACAAGCTGTGGCTGCAAAAGTTCTGAAGCATGGGAAGTGGCGTTGTACCCAGTACGTTCCACTTAACAATAATTCACACACCATTGTGATGCAGCTTGACTACCACGGTTTCCGCCATCCAAGCAACTACTACAACATCCGGGCAACTCGCGCGAATGTTGGCCGGGCGATAGCGCAGCATGTTCAGCATTTCATTCATTTCATGCTGCCAATGCTTTTCTCATTTGAGGAATTCGGGTTCCGGCTTGCTCAAGAGCTGTTAACCGTAAACCGTTATGGTGTTGCAGACCAGACACCTGACACCGGGTTCGTGCTTGATACACGTTACCTTGTTTTGAAGCTGTCAAAGCTTTCCTCGAACACCCTTGAGCTTGTGCAGGACACCATTGGCGACGCGCAAGAAATGAACGCTGTTATTGAAAACTGCGCCGTGGTTGAATCCGATTGGCACATCTACCGCAAAGTTGTCGACCTTATCCGCCAACAGGCCGAATTCGATGAAGGTGTGGCCCCTTACCCGGAGGCTGAGTGATGCGTCGGGTAAGGGCGTTCCTTGGCTGGTGGTTTGCGAGCATGAAGGCACGGTTCGTCCGTGCCATCGATGCAATACGGGAAGTGCTGTTCGCTGTAGTTCTCATGTTCGCAATCCTGTACAGCTTCGATATAATGAACCACCTGTGCCAACACCTGTTCAGTGATGTGCAATGCCGTCGCAACTGGCTTGAACATCTGGCAATGTTATTCCTTGTATCCGTTCTTGTTTGGGCGTATATTTATTGGGAACTTAGCAACTACCATGAGGAAACGAAAAATGATGAAACCGAGTAGCGCTACGCGCTGGAAGCTGTTGCACTGGGGTATGATTGCTCTGGCCGTCACCCTTCTCGCTTGCCCCATTTACGGAATCATCGAGCTGTTCGATGTATTCGGCCAGCTCGATAAACTTATTTGTGAAGCAAAAGCCATAGGCTAAGGATGAACCATGATTGCGAATTTTGAAAAACCGTCATTCTGGAAACTGCTGAAACAAAGCTGGTTCCCTGATTTTGGGACATCGCTTATTGCGCTGTGTATGCTGGCTGTGTTGGCAATAGCGCCGTCGGCCATGTATTTGGACTTGAGCCTGTATGAACTGTATGCCACGATGCCACGGCATATGGCGATTATAGCTGCCGCCCGCTGCGCATTGGTGTTCGCTGTGGTTATTGCGGTGACAAACGCGCTTATAATTGACCTGTCACGGGTACACGAGCGGTACAGACGGCATTGCCGGGAATACCGCCGCTTTTTGGATGAAAAACCGGATACTGCGCAGCAAATGAAGGCTAAGCCGAAACGTGACTTTTTCGAGTATGCCATTCCAATTGGACTCGGCGTTATTGGAATTGAAACGCTTGCCATTTTTGGTTTCGTGCTTCACTTGGTGTTTACAAAATGAAAGTTTTTGGGCGTACCGTCGTTGTTTCGAATGGCGGTATTAACACAGTTGGCGAACTGGTTTTCAGCCAAGCTGACGTTATCGAAGTCACGCCAGAGTTTTACCATAAGCTTCTGAAAAGTGGTTTGGTTGATACCGGCGTGCCTGTTACGCCAAGCCGGGCCGAGCCAAAGGTAAGCGAACCGGAAGACAGCTCGCCAGACTTTCTGTCCGGCTTTATAACCGGCCTCATGCTTTAACACACAGCCCCGAATTGCCGGGGTTTTTTTTTTTGACTAAAGCTTGCACACCAGAACAGTTCTGTTAATATTGGTCTATACCAACCAACACAGGAATATGATTATGATACCTACCAAAACCAAACCGCAAGCCTTGGAAGCCCTCGTTCACCTTTTTGTAACATGGCCAAGGTTGATAAACAGTGAAACCCCAACCATTAGCGGTTGGAAATGGGTGACTCGGGTGAATAAATACCCCTATCTCGTATCGCTGGAGACACCATCACTTGGAACAATTGAGCGAGCCGAGTGGTACAATCTTTGCGTCCAAAAGGGGTACAGCTCGGACGAATTGAACAAACCGGCGGCAGAACCAGAATACGAAGGCCCAATTCCTGGTCGCTGGTATGTCATACGCAAGAAAACCCCAGCTAAAGCAAAAGGCGCGCCACAGCAGTCACCGAAGCGTTGTTGTTACTCTTCACCGAGGCTTACTGTTCTGTTCGATAACGCGCTGAAAAACGAAATGGCCGTAGACCCTGCAGAGTGGATTTTCGTTGAAACGGAAGACCCCGCTATTAATGAAAAAGAAAAGATTGTATCGCAGTTCACAGGATGGTCAACTCTCCACGACCCGGATACCGCGAAAAAGTTTACAGGCGACACGAAACGGATGCTTGCCGATTTTGTGTACTACCGTGACGAAGCGAAAGCAGACGTTGCTAAAAAGAAACATAAAGACCGCATCGCGCAACTGGAAAAAGAATTGAGTGAAGCCCAAAATCTTCTGGCGTCTGGTATTCTGTACACACCGGAAGCATTGGACACAATGAAAGCCCGCTGGCAAGCTGAAGCGAAGCAGGAGATTCTGCTCGATATAGCTAAAGGTGAAATGTAATTGCAAAAATAAGTTGCGTTGTTGAATAGTTCAGGTAATATGTACATATCAACAACGCAACGGAGAACGACAATGACCCAGCCAACCAACCAGATGAAGGCCGCCAAACTCGCCGCCGATATGCTCAACCGTTTTGGTTTATCAGCGTACCACAAGGAAGGGTTTCGCTGTGGTAAAACATTCTGCAACGGTGTCTACAGCATTACCTTTGAAGCCCGTGGCGTTGAAGTTCTGGGAAATGGTAAAGTGCTGTTTTCGGATTTCCACAGCTCAATCCTGCTGTCCTACCGTAACGCCTGCCAAGCTATCCTGGATGATTATGAAGCTTACAAGGCCGCCAACTAACCACAACCGCCCGGCACTGCGCCGGGCCAACATTGCTGAGGTATTACATGCTCACGTTTAAAGAAAATAAAACGGTTTTGGATATGCACAACAATATCCTGTTTATGAAGCAGCAGCTTCGCCGGGCACTTGAAACTGAGCTCGAAGCTGCTCGTGAACGCTACATTGGCAAGAAGTTTACGGCGATTGGTCTTAGCTGTAGTTACGTTTGGGAAGTGGTGGATGTTAACGTTGACCTTTCGACATTCGATTCGATTGCTGTTGTCATTATTGCGCGCGAGGCCAAGAAAAGCGGCCCCGGTGGAAAAGGCCGCAGGGTGAAGTTTTACCCTGAACGCAGCCAGAGCTGTATTTGGGAACAATTGGATGGCGCCATTTAGCTGTTGCACATTCGCAACAGATTGTTATAATACGCAGGCACATTAAAAAAGGGGCCGGTATGGCTAAGAAAGACTTTCCGAAGATTGACCGTGACCGCGACGCCATAACGCGCCGCCCTTATGCAGTACATAACAAGGAACTGGAAGCACCTTCCAGCATAGTGATCTACTTTAACTGCCCGTTCTGCGGACACGAAGTGCGGGCCTACCTGTGGTCACTTAAAGGTGGCGGTAAGCGCTGCGGTTGTGGGGCATACCACGGCTCACGCGGTTTAAGCCACCACTGGCAAGACGATGCACGCCGTCAGGCTTGTATTGATAACTTTAAATAACGAGGTAAATATGATTTATACTATTCCCGAAATTAACGAACTGATTTCTTCCATCCACAAAGCCAATGTAGAAGCGGGCTGGTGGGATCACGAAGATGTCGACCCTTTGGAAAAGCTGGGGTTAGCTATTAGCGAACTTTCCGAAGCGACAGAAGGCGTCCGCAAAAATTTGATGGACGATAAACTGCCTCACCGCAAAATGGAAGAAGTTGAAATGGCCGACGCCTTTATTCGTCTGTGCGATTTCGCCGGGCGTTATGGCTTCAAATACGACGAAGCTACCGCTGAATCGCAAGCTTACATTCTGCGATGTTACACTCCTCGCAAAAATCCTGTGGCTCAGCTGGCTGTGCTGAAAGCTCTTACGGCAGCCATCGCACTTACGATATTAGAAAATTCCTCAGGTGAGGACGTTGTGTGGTGTGGCGTGATTTATGCAATTATGCACCATTGCAACGTTCGCGGGTTGGATCTGCGCGGAGCTGTTGAAGAAAAGCTGGCATTCAATAAAGTTCGACCAGACCACACACGCGAAGCCCGCGCAGAAGCTGACGGTAAGAAATATTAACCACACCGGGGGCGCACCCGCGCCCACAATTGAACGAGGTAATACCAATGAAAAACGAAAAACAAAAATCGGAAAAACGGTTAGTTAAAAACAAGGCGTTACTGGCAGCAATGCGAAAGCAACAGAAAGAACTTCGTGAGGCTCGGGAATGCTTGTTTGTTGCAGAACTTGCAATGACTGCAATGAAGATCGAAATTGCTCGGGCATCCGGCGCGTGCGACCGTCTGAGCGGCGAGCTGTCCGCCAGCAATGAAGAACGCCAAAAGCTGAACGATGAAAACGAAGAACTGCGCCTGCGTATTGCAGACATGGAAGCCAACTATCAGCGAGTTGCTTGTGCAGTTCGCACAATTGCTGACGTGGTTGAATCACCACTTGTAACGGGGTAACTATGGATAACGAGCTCAAACAGGTTGCGCGGCATTACCTTTACCGGATTAATGATCTGGCCAATTCATTCAAACTCAACCACGGCTACCGGCCGAAGTTCGTTCGGGTTGGTGAGGCCAGCGAGTTTTATCCGGCTGTTCGCGCTTATATGGATGAGCTTGCCAAATGCAGCCCCGGTTCGCCGCGAGAGATCCTGGGGCTGCGCATTATCATTACTAACGCCATTTCCGATGTGGAGGTCACTGATGGCTTATAAACATTTAGTTTTGCGTTCTTTGCAAAAGGGCGTCGACATTGACCAACGAAACCAAAAGGTGGCCGATGCTGTTAAAACTGTACTGTGGGATAACGGTTTGGAATATGTCAAACTGTACCGGACCAAAAAGGCAAAAGAACACACTGCGACAAACATTTATGGGCGCTGTATTAAGTACTTGGATGTCTACTACCGTGAAGACGGGCAGAACCCGTACACGGAAGCCGAACGCTGTACCATTCGCATCAAGGTTGAAAAGTACCTGCACAAAAAGGGGTTCAAGAACCTGAAGGTGGCATGGGACAGGGATAATTTACACATTGTTAAAAAATCCTGTTAACAAAGGCTTGCAAAGCCCTAGTACTTTTGCCATAGTAACAGCGCTGGCAGGGGCTGCCGCGTTGTTCTTACCTCGGACTGTTGTCGTGGTAGAAAGGTCACTGGGATTTGGCCTTGCCTCTGTTGCACCAATTTCACTAACATTCCTTGTTCGGTTGTGTTTCGTTGGTGCTTGACGGGAAACCCCCTTGCGTTCATTCGCAAGGGGGTTTTTTTTTGGATTAAAGCTTGCATCTGTATCCTGGGCTGGTATATTAACCAAAAGTGAAAAGGGTTAAACCATGGAACAGAAAAAGCTAAAGTACGAAGTCACTGTAACACTGTTGGACGATGAACCGTTACACGTAACGGAAACCGTTGAAGCAGCCCACCCGTTCGCCGCACTGCGCCGCCACAGTATGGTAGACGCGGAAATGTTCACATCCTTGGGGTTACAAAACCCACACGCACGGGCGCGGGAGCATGGTTGGGATTATGTGGTCAAGGAGGTGGCCCATGTTTGAAGTCGCTTTGTACGTTGGGCTAATGACGGCCCACATTGGAGATTCAACTTACCTGAACGAGGATAACCAAGTTGTCGCTGTTGAATACAAGGATTATTTTGCAGCAACAATGGTAAATTCTTACTTCAGCCGGTCGTACCTTATCGGAAAGAAATTCGAGCAAACACGAAACTATGAATGGAATTATTCGGCTGGTGTATTAACCGCACTTGTGACCGGGTATAAGGGTTCGTGCATCTACGGATACTGCCGTTGGGATGCAGAAGAAAAGCCGCCGGAGCCGGATAACTACCCGCTTCCGGTTATTGGTGTCTACATGGAGCTATCAAACGTTAATTTGATGTTCTTTGGAAATGCCGTTAACTTGTCATACAAGTTTCAGTTTTAACTGTTGCACAAGTTAAACAACTGTTATATGCTGTACCAACTACCAAAAGTCCGAGGGATATCCATGAAACGCTTTTTCAAACGCGAAGCGCGTGTGCGCTTGGAAATGTTTGCCACCATCTACGGTCTGCCAATCCACAAAGGCCGTATTCTTATCAACAGTGCTGAAGTCTGCTATTCCGACGGAGAATACAGCGTGCTGCGTGACGGCGTTGAAACCGCACGCGGTAGCGGTCGTCTGATTGCTGCCATCGTCTACAACTACATTGAAGAAGACAAGCTCGGTTTGACAGCATGAAAAGGCGAGTTGACACTGAGCACCCGTTAAAATACCCGATTTCCGGTGTACCCAACAACTATAACGCCCAATACCGGGCCGGTTGGGCTGCCCCGGCGGGTAGCCCTTGCCCTTATGCTGTAAACGCCGTAGGGCTGCGCTGCGCTTGGTTGGCTGGCCATTACGACAGCCACGGCCAAGCGGCTTGGGCAAAGGCTTCCGGTAATAAAATTCCATTTGGTTGCGAATAAGTGTTGCATCACTTGATATTAGTTCATATGCTGCACCTGCACTTAGCAACTAAAGGAGAAAACAGTGCATTCAAAACAAGTTCAAGAGTTCATTAGCGTTTTCCAGGAAATCTGTGAAGAGCTCGAAGATCTGCAATACAACGAAATAGTTGAAATTGCAGAAGCGACGGATGTTAGCTTTCAGGATCTTTACCTGTGGCGCGCCGGGAAAGTTGAAGTCCCAATCCCTCGCACCTTTTTCGCGGTAGCTGCTTACATGGGCTACCTCTAACCACAACGCCCGGTTCGCCGGGCTAACCCATTAAGGGAACAGTATGACAATCAACGCCCGTACAAAAGGCCAAACCGGGGAGCGTGAAATTGCTACCCTGTTGAACAACTGGTTTGACGAAGCCTGTATCCGCAAAGGTTACAAGATTCCTGCAGTTGAAGACCGCCCGTTTCAACGCAACCAGAACCAAAGCGCGGTTGGCGGGGACGACCTCACAAACCCTATGCGCCTCAGCATTGAAGTTAAACGGCAGGAAAATCTGTCCGTGCCTAGCTGGTGGCGCCAGTGTGAGGCCAGTGCCCGCCGCCAGAACAACATTCCAATCCTGTTGTTCCGCCAGAACCGCAAGTCCTGGCGCTGCCGGATGTTGTGCTGTCTGAGCCTGGATACACCAACAGCAGGAAACCCAACTATGCTTCACGGTGTGGACGCTGAAATTGAATTCAGCATGTTTAAACATTGGTTTTTGGATTATGCAAACCGCTGGCTTGATACTGAAGCGGCGCACGCATACACGACGCCACGATAGGCAAGTTGCCCTAGCCTGAGAGTGTGGTTATACTCCAGCACATAGGACAATGGTGTCTTGTGTGCCGGAGCACTGGTTATGGAACCAGATTTTATTGACGACTGCATCGAAACGCTTATCGAGCAGAACTACAGTGAAAATGAGCTCGCATTACGCGAGCTTTTTGTTGCCGAATATTTAATCGATTTCGACAGCTATGGGGCTGCCATTCGAGTCGGCTTCAATGGCGGGCAAATTGCCCAGCAATATTCCAAAGCATTTATGTCCGAGCCGTATGTTCGCAAACGCATTCGTGAGCAGATGGATCGGCTTAGCGCAGACGATAAAAGCCTTCGCCAAACATATCAAAACCGAATTATTCAGGGTTTGCTTCGCGAGGCCCATTATAACGGGCCGGGCGCATCACACTCGGCACGGGTGAGCGCATTTGCAAAGCTTGCGTCAATTGTTGGCCTAGACCAAATGTCCGATCCTAAAGTGAACGGTGTAGCGGCACAAGGTGGCGTGATGGAAGTTCCGCATATTCCTGGGATTGACGCTTGGGAGCAGGCCGCTTCAACCGCACAGGCTAAACTAAAGCAAACCGTGCGTGAATAATTATAGCCGTTGCTTGCTGCTGGTGGGCTGGTGTACCCTTGCGGCAGGCACGCACAGGAGGGCAGCCAATGCTACCAAAACGAATCACAATTCATTGCAGCGCAGATAAACACGGAAGTTTGAAAACCGCACGGGATATTATGATCCAGCATGTGTCACAGGGTTGGCGCACGATCGGTTATCACTTTGTTATCCCGCTTAGTGGTGTTATGGAACCTGGACGCAGTTTACTTCAAGCCGGAGCGCACGTCAAGGGCCACAACAAGGATAATATTGGAATTTGCTTAATTGGTGGGCTGGATGAAAACGGCGAGCCAAGCGACAATTTCCATCCTCGCCAGATGGCTTCGCTGGAGCTTCTGGTAAAGAAACTGTGCAATGAGTACAGTATCCCATACGCCGAAGTGTATGGACATCGGGATTGGTTCCCAGATCTTAACGGCGACGGCAAAATTGACCGGCGCGATTGGCTTAAAGAATGCCCATGCTTTGATGTTAAACAATGGGCTAAGAATGTGTTAATGAAAGGAACTTAAAATGCCATTCCGGGATCCGCAGAACATTGGGTTGGTAGAAACATTGCTGTTTTCGCTGTTCGCTGCTGTTGGCGGGTTGCTTGGTTATGTTTTGCGGACTTTGAATAACGAGAAAACACCAACATGGTTTCGAAGCCTAATTGAAGCGCTTTCATCTGCATTTGTGGGTTTGATCGCTATGCTTGCCTGCAAGGCTATGGGCCTTGACTGGCGCTGGTCTGGTGTAATTGTCGGCGTCTTTGGTTGGATTGGGGCAGAGGCAAGTATTGCAATGCTTGCTAAAGTTGTGCGCCGTAGACTTGGGATTGAACAACATGATATTGAAGACAATGCGAAATAACCTTTCAGTCGCGTTAGCCGTTCTAAGCGCTGTAATGGCAGGTTACGCAGTTATCACCCAACTCCACTACGATATAGCTGTAGAACGTCTTAAAGTTGAAGAACACAGGAACAGCCTGCTTACGGATAGCATACGTGAGCAGGCTAAAACGATTGAAACGCTTACGAAGCAACGTCTTATTGACGATAAAATTCTTCGCTTACTTGCAGAGCAGCAGGTAAGCATGAAAACCCAAACCGACGACATAACCAAGCGATTCAAGGAACTGGCAAACAATGACAAAGCTATCCACGATTTGTTTAGTATGCGCCTGCCTCCCGATGCTGTACGCTTGCTCAGGGAACAAACCGATAACCCTAACGAAGACTGAGGTTATACGGCCACCTGCTGAATTGTTGCAGCGCTGTCATATACCCGAATTTACCGGGCTAACTGTTGGCGACGCCTTGAATTACACTGTGGTTATCTTAGGTGAACTAAAAGTCTGCAACAAAAGGTTGGAACTATTAAATGAATGGGTTGAGCGCAGCACCTCTAGCGCTTCCAGCACCGGAAGCGAAACAAGCGACGCCGGTTAAAATATGGAAGCCTTTGGAAGGATCCCAAGCCCTCGCAATATGCTGTCCGGCTAACCACATTCTTTACGAGGGCACACGCGGCCCCGGCAAAACAGATTCGCAGATTATGTATTTTCGCCGATTTGTTGGCAAGGGTTACGGGCAATTTTGGCGCGGTGTAATTTACGACCGTGAATATAAAAACCTCGACGACTTAATTGCAAAGTCCCGCCGCTGGTTCCCACTGTTTAAAGATGGTGCGAAATTCATCAGTTCCACAAGCCAACTGAAATGGGTCTGGCCTACAGGTGAAGAGCTTTGGTTCCGCGTTGTTAAAACCGAGCAAGATTACTGGAAATATCACGGGCAGGAATTCCCTTTCATCGGGTGGAACGAATTAACAAAGCACCCAAATTCGAATTTATATGACGCAATGATGTCTTGTAATCGTTCGTCATTCCTGCCGTTAGAGCACAGCCCACGCAACGAAGAAACCGGGGAAATTGACAACCCGCTGCCTGAAATCCCGCTGGTGGTTTTCAGCACAACCAACCCTTTCGGTGTTGGCCATAACTGGGTTAAGCAGCGCTTCATTGACCCTGCCGGGCCGGGGCAGCTTGTACGCATTACCCGGAACGTGTTTAACCCACGGACAGGTAAACGCGAGGACATCACAAAAACCCAAGTTCGCATTTTCGGTTCATACAAAGAAAACCGTTTCTTGAGCCCGGAATATGTTTTGGAGCTGGAAAGCATTACAGACCCAAACAAACGGGCCGCTTGGTTGTGGGGCGATTGGGATATCACTTCTGGTGGTATGTTCGACGATGTTTGGTCGAGCCAACACAACATTGTTGAGGATTTCCAAATTCCGCAAAGCTGGCGCATATTCCGTTCGTTCGACTGGGGTAGCTCCCGCCCGTTCTCTATTGGCTGGTGGGCACAAAGCGACGGCAGCGATTACAAAGATGCGAAAGGGCAATGGCGCTCAACTGTGCGCGGTGACCTGTTCCGGATTGGCGAGTGGTACGGGTGGAATGGTGTGGCTAACACCGGCCTCCGTTTGCTGGCAACAAAGGTGGCCCAAGGTGCGGTTCAGCGCGAATTAAAGATGGGTATCTTTGACCGGGTTAAAGCTGGCCCGGCTGACGGATCGATTTATGACACTGTCAACGGTGTGTGCATTGCAACCGATATGCAGAAAAAAGTTGTAATTGACGGCCATACCTACCGGGGGCTAAGCTTTACCCGTGCAGACAAAAGCCCCGGTAGCCGAAAAAATGGCTGGGAGCTTATGCGAATCGCAATGTATAATGCCCAACCACCGGAGCACGGTGGCCCCCGGGAAAGCCCCGGACTATTTACTTTTAGAAGTTGTCAGGACGGATTTATTCGTACTGTCCCAACAATACCACGAGACGAAGTAGACCAAGACGACGTTGATACCGAAGCTGAAGACCACGTTTGTGACGAAAGCCGCTACGTTATATTAAGCGTTGGTGATATGTTCCGAAGTGGCCGAACCACTGGTTTAACGTGAGGAGTTAACATGAGCGTAGATACACATCCATCCTATATCCAGTTTGTCGAATACTGGCAGCTTGGCGAAGACAGTTATGACGGTGAACACGCCGTTAAAAAGGCTGGCGATAAGTACCTTCCGCCAACAACCGGCCACCGAAAGGACGGTTATGGCCAAGGCAAAGACCAACCGGGGCAGCAAGATTACGATGCTTATAAACTGCGTGCGGTGTACCCGGATATCTATTCGGAAGCTGTGCAAGCTGCGATTGGTATTATGCACGCAAAGCCACCGACGATTTCATTGCCGCCGGTTATGAAAGAGATGGAACTTAATTCAACGCTGATTGGTGAAAGCTTGGAGATGGTTCTGGCTCGAATTAACACCATGCAGCTTATCACCGGTCGTCTCGGTATCTTAGGCGATATCGCTGTTGAGGCCGATGGTTCTCCGCGTCCTGTGGTTGTTCTGTACACCGGCCAAGCCATTATGGACTGGGACGACGGTGTCGAAGGGCGCGAAGATTTGGATATAACTTTTCTGAAGCTTAACGAAAGTGCGCAAGTTCGTGACCCTGCAACCAACAAATGGAAATTCAAAGAGCGTTACCGCATTTGCTCACTTGTAGACCCGGTGACGCAACAGGTTGATCCGGAGAGCGTTAAGACTGTGTACGGAACTGCCGTCATTGAAAACGACGACGAGATTCCGAGCCTTACTTACACGTTACCGGGTGTTCGTGGTACTCCGTTGGAAGGCATGATCCCCTTTAGCTTTGTTAATAGCCGTGACCTGTCACCGGAACCGGAGCTTCCACCGCTCCTCGGGTTAGCGAACGCTTGTATGACAATTTATCGTACAGAAGCCGATTACCGCCAGAGCTTGTTTATGCAAAGCCAAGACACCCTTGTTCGCATTGGTGCTACGGATACAGAAGATGAAGTCCGCGTTGGCGCCGGTGCTCGGATTGACGTACCTGTAAACGGTGACGCTAAATTTATCGGTGTTTCTTCACAAGGCTTGCCCGAACTGCGCAAAGCCCTTGAAAACGATTACGCACGGGCCAAGGCAAAAAGCGGGCAGGTTACAGACGCCACAAGCCGGGCTAAGGAAAGCGGAGACGCCCTGCGACTGCGTATGGCCTCACAAACAGCAACGTTGCCCCAAATAGCAAAGGCGGGCGCTGCTGGGCTGGAAAAGGTACTGAAAGCGCTGGCGACTTGGCTTGGTGCAGACCCGGACCAAGTGCGCGTTAAACCGAATTTAGAATTTACAAACGTTGAAATTGTTAGCGGCATTCTTAACGAAATCATGGCTGCGAAGAATATGGGCGCTCCACTTAGCCTGCAATCCATTCACGCTTGGCTGCAAGAAAAAGGCATTAGTTCGCTTTCATACGAAGACGAAATGAAGCTTCTGAACAGCGAAGCCCCCTTAATACAGCCTGTGACGTTGAATGGTAAAACAGATGAGGGCGATGTGAATGGCGACGAGTAATGAGGAACTGTTGGATGCGTATGTGCGTCATCAGACCTATATGCTTCGATACGCTGGAAGCTTGCGAAATCAAGGTTCCAGCGTAATTAGCAAAACGGATGAGGATGTGTATAACATACTGCTTCGCTACGGGGCCAAGCTGGAAGGCAAATCTCTCATAAACGAACGCGGGAAAAAGTTGCTGGCACAAATGGAACAGGAAGTTCTGGCCGTGCGCCTTGGCGCTTGGCAGGAGGTCCTGGACACTTACACGGAACAGCTTAAATCCTATGCCGCAAACGAAGCCACACTGGCCGCCGCGACAATTGACGGTGCGGTGCCTGTGGTTATGGGCTTGGCTGTGCCCCCGGTGTCGCAACTCAACGCTATTGTAAACTCCCAGCCGTTTGAAGGTGCCACCCTTAAACAATGGATGGAACGTACAGCCGCAGCGGACGTTGACGCCATATTGCGCAGGGCAAAGACTGCTATTGTTCAAGGTATAACTCCGACGCAAATGGCTGCAGAAATTGCCGGGGAGCAGGGTATTATTACCGGACGCGCCGTTAGCGCAAAAGCAAAGCGGGATATTGAATCCGTTTTGCTGACGGTAACAAATGGCATCCAGCAGGAAGTTAAACAAGCCTTGTATGAAGAAAACTCCGATATTATTAAGGAGGAGATTTTTCTTGCCACACTAGACGGCCATACAACATTGGAATGCGCCACTAATGACCACAAGCGCTTGAAGCGGGGTGAGGGGCCAATGCCACCACTTCACTTCCGCTGCCGTTCGTTGCGTGTACCGTATCTTGACCCAGATTTGCTTGGCAAGCGCCCGTTCAAAGCCTATCAAGAAAAGCTTGCCGTGCAAGAGTTCGCCAAGCAGAACGGCCTTAAAGGTGTCACCAAGCGTTCGCAATTGCCACGAGGTTTAAAGGGCAAGTTCGACAAATTCGCCGAAACCAAAAAGGCCGAATTAATTGGGCAGGTTGCCGGGGCAACAACCTTCAGTGAATTCTTTGCCCGGCAGAGCGCGGAGTTTCAGCGGGACTACCTCGGCCCGGCCCGTTATGAGCTTTACAAGAAAGGCGAAGTCCCGCTCAGTGGGTTTGTTGCCCCGGATGGGCGTGAGTTTACTTTAGACGAAATTACCAAGCGGACGTTGCAGTAAACCGTGCGCCTGTGCTATAGTGCTTTTCCGGCGAAATGGTTCGCCAAACCAACGGAGTGATTCCAATGCTTGATGAAGAATACGCAACCCTCGAAGAAATCCCAGCGGCTTACCGCCATCTGTTCGTTAAGTCCGGTGACAAATATGTGTTAGTCGCTGCCGCAGATATTCGCTCGAAATCCGACGTCGAAAAGCTTCAGGAAAGTCTGCGCAAAGAACGCAAAGACCACAGTGAAACAAAAGACAAACTGCGCCAGTTTGGTGATGAAGAACCAGAAGTTGTGTTGGCTCGTCTCGACCGAATTAAAGAACTGGAACTGGCTGCCGGTGGCAAGCTGGACGAAGACAAGCTGAGCGAAATGGTTGAAGCCCGTTTGCAGAGTAAGCTTGGCCCTGTACAGCGCGAGCTGAACGATGCCAAGAAAAAGCTGGCGGATACTGAAGCTCAGGTTGCCGAATACGAAAAGCGTGAAGTGACCCGCAAGATTCACGATCACGTGCGCGAAGCTGGTTTGGCTTCGAAAGTTCACCAAACAGCGCTGGACGATATTTTGTTGCAGGCTGAGCGCGTGTTCGAAGTTAGCGAAGATGGCCGGGTAGTGACGCGCGATAATGTTGGTGTCACCCCCGGCATTGGCGCAGACGTATGGCTCACTGATATGCAGCAGACTCGCCCGCACTGGTGGCCGGTGTCACAAGGTGCCAATGCGCGCCCCGGTGGCGGCTCGGCTGTGGTTAATCCATTCAGCGCCAAGCACTGGAACCTCACTGAGCAAGGTAAGCTTGTTACGGCTGACCATGCAAAAGCGGAGCAGATGGCTGCCGCTGCGGGTACAACCATTGGCGGCCCTAAGCCAGCCGAATAAAATAATGCTTGCTTGAATTTTTTGCAAGTTGCTATAGTAAAAGGGCGTCCAATGGTGGACGCCCTTTTTATGTTTGGGACGCGGTCATGGGGCAGCGGCTCAGGAGTTGTTAACCTAAGCCACATATCCTGGAGGATCACATGGCTACTGGACCGATCACCAATCTTGCGGACGTTATTGTCCCAGAAGTTTTCACACCTTACGCGCAGTTGCTCACCGAAGAGAAGTCGCGTCTGATTCAATCTGGCGCTATGTCGCGTGACCCACTGCTGGACACCGAACTGGCTGGCGGCGGTTTAACCTTCCACGTTCCAAGTTTCAAAGACCTGGATAACGACGAAGATAACGTTTCAAGCGACGACGCCGACGACTCGTTCACTGGCGGTACTACAAACTCCGCGCCGAAGAAAACCGGCACCGTTGAAGAAATTGCCGTTCGGTTGAACCGTAACCAATCATGGTCAAGCTCAGACTTGGCGGCAGACCTCATTGGTGCAGACCCAATGAACAGCATTGCCAGCCGTGTTGCGGATTACTGGCAGCGACGTCTGCAGCGTGCGTTCATTTCCACTGTTAAAGGTGTGTTTGCCGATAACGATGCCGCGCCTACCGGCACCGAGCACACCCAAGGCGACCTGACCAACGACATTAAAGGCACTGCAGTCGGTGCGGCCACCAAGTTCAGCGCTCCAGCATTTATCGACGCTCTGGCGACTATGGGTGACAGCGATGACGATCTGGGCATGGTAATGGTTCATTCGGTTGTTTACAACCAGATGCGCAAAAACAACCTGATTGAATTTATCCCGGCGTCCGATGGTAAAATTATGATCCCGACGTTCCTGGGCCGTACTGTTATCCGTGACGACAGTATGCCAAACGCTGGCGGTGTCTTTGACACTTGGATCTTTGGTGCTGGCGCTGTTCGCTTCGGCCGTGCTGCCCCAGCTACACCAACTGAAACTTCGCGTAAGCCTGACTCCGGTAACGGTGGCGGTTCCAGCGTACTGTACAACCGCGTTCAGTGGTGTCTGCACCCAGCCGGTCACAAGTATGTTGGCGCGGCTTCAAAAGGTGGCCCATCCAATACGGTTCTGGAAGCAGCAACTTCTTGGCAGCGTGCGTACACTGAACGCAAGCAGATCAAGATTGCGCGTCTCGTAACCCGCGAAATGTAATCCGGAACAGGTGGGGCTTCAGCCTCACCTGTTTATTAAGAGGAAAAGACAATGAGCAATGAAGTAATTATTGCAGCGCTCGCTAAACTCGATCCGGACAATAACGACCATTGGACAGCAGATGGCCTGCCGCGTTTGGACGTTGTGAAAGATCTGGTTGGTAAGCCTGTTACCCGTGATCAGATTACGGCAGCTGGGCCGGGCTTTAGCCGTGTGGCAGCACAAGCCGCAAAGGTCAAAGCTGAAGCACCTGTTGCACCTGTTGCACCTGTTGCACCTGTTGCACCTGTTGCACCTGTTGCACCTGTTGCACCTGTTGCACCCGCTGACCCTGTAACTGGCGCGGACGAAGACGCTGGCGACGCTGGCGAAGGTGATTCTGTGGCTACAGAAGATCCAGTTGCTGCGGCAGCTAAAGCCCTGGAAGAAGCAGATCAGGCCCGTGCGAAAGCAGACCGTGCTTTCCGTGATGCACAGGAAGCCCACACCAAGGCTTTGGAAGAAGCCAAAGGCAAAGAAGAAACCTTTGCTGAGCAGATTAAGCGCTATCAGGAACAGGGCCGCAAAGAACGTGAAGCACTGGCTGAACGTAACGAAGCTCTCCGTGCGGTTTTAAGCGATAAAGAACAGCGTGCCCTCGGCATTCTGAACTAAAGTTGCGGGCGCAATGCCCGCAACTTTATCAAACTCCCTATATCTGCTTTCCCACACTGTACCTCGAGGGTATTGCCTGTTACAATAAAACGCATTAAAACGCAAGGAGTTAAAAATGACTTTTATTGTAGAAGACTGCACAGGAATTCCCAATTCAACCAGCTATGTTGATATCGTGTATGCTGATGCTTACTGCGCAGCTCAAGGATATTCGGACTGGGCACAACTTACCCAAGCTGCTAAAGAAAACGCTCTCAACGATGGCTCAAGCTACGCTGACCAGAAATGGGGAGCGAAGCTTGGTGGCCGACCGCTGAATAATGAACAGGCTTTAGAATACCCGCGCTCAGGGTTGTATGACCGTTACTATCGACCTGTTCTTGGTATTCCCGATAACTGGAAAAAGAGCGTTTGTGAATATGCTTTCCTGTCTGCTACCAATGCACTTCACGCCACTGTAGCCACACAAGAAGCATACAACATCAAAAGCAAGAAGACCGTCGTTGGCCCTATTACAACCGAAACAAGTTACCGCGAAGGCAACGTTTCGCGCGTGCAATTCATTGACTTTCCAAAGGCTGACGCCTTGGTTTACCCATATACCAACGCCGGGATCAGTGGTGTTGGAAGGACTTACAGATAATGGCAGCTTCAGATGCGTTTTACCAAGGCGTCATTGCCGACATTGCGCCCGTTTTTACGGCCCTTGGCCGGGCTTTTACGGTGCGGGGTAAGGCTACCCCAAGCCCGGCAACGCTAACCACAACACCGGGCCAAGGGCGCAGCGTAACTGGCATAGTTGCCGACCAGCAAACCGCCCGCAGTATGGCCCTCGGTGTAGTTAGCTGGGAAGCAACCAAAACACTGATCCTTAGCCACGATGCTAACCCGCAACCGGGTGAAACCATTGAGGTTGACGGACGTTGGTTTGAGATGGACAAGCTTGTCGCCATTAAGCCTGCGGATATTGTAGTTGTTTATATGCTGGATGTGACGTAATGGCATTTGGTGATCAGTTAGCAGCGTTCCGTAAGAAGGTAGAAGACCGCCATGCAAAGATAAAGCGCGGAGCAGCCTTAGACCTGTTCACCAATGTGGTTATTGGCACTCCGGTTCACCGTGGCGTGCTTCGGAATAATTGGTTCTGCGCTATCGGTGTGCCAAGCGATGAAACAACGTCTGCAGGTGCGCCGGTTGGTACTGCAACAATTAACCGAATTAAAGACGTATTAAAGAACGTTGAAGGTTTGGCGGCTTACCAATCAATTTATCTAACAAACAATCTCCCGTATGCCGAACCAATTGAATACGGCCATTCTCGCCAAGCGCCAGAAGGTATGGTTCGTATTAACGCTTTAAGTTGGGAACGGTTGGTTGCTGAAAACGCGAAGAAGTTGAAATGAGCGCATATAAAGATATCGAATTAAATATTATCAACACCATGTTGGCGTTTCTGGGTTCGGTGCCTCTTGAATACAGCGGAAACCCGTTGACTGATGCCGATAAAACCGGGGTATGGTGCAGCCTGTATAACCTGCGAGGTGAAAGCAACCCGGTCACGTTAGGTGACAAGGGCGAAGACAACCATCCGGGCATTATCCAGATAAATATTAACAACCCGTTATCCGAAATGGAAGGCCCGGTTTTAGACCTTGCAGACACAATTTTGTCGCACTTTACCGCAGGGCACGCCCTAACCTATAATGCCCAAACGGTAAGCATTTCGCGCACATCGCTCGGCCCAACAAAGCCAGTTGATTCATATAACCGGGCCACGGTTTCGCTTTATTACTACTCAAGAACGACACGCAATTAAGGAGCGTTTATCATGGCAAACGGTAGCCGTCACAGTCTGTACATTGTCGAAGAGACAGTGCGCGGAACAACCCCAAATAACCCGGAACTGCACTTGCTGCGCAATACCGGGACAACCCTTGCGCTTAACAAAGACAGCCTCCAGCCTGCCGAAATCCGAAGCGACCGTATGGTCAGTGATTTTCGTATGGGTGCGAACCAAGTTGGCGGCGATATCAGCGGTGAACTTAGCTACGGCACATTCGACAAGCTGATTGCGGGAGCCTTGTTTGCTGCTGCCCCTGTTGCTAACGCACCAGTAACCGGGCGCGCACAAATTAAGGCAGGCTCAACACGCCACTCGTTCACAGTTATCCGTCACTTTGCCGACATCACGGACAAGCCTTACCAGATTTTCCGTGGTGTTGAAATCAACAGTATGCAGCTTCGCATTGCCGCAAACGCAATCACTACTTGTGTTTTCAGCGTTGTAGGGCAGAGCATGGAATTGGCGGCAGACCTCACTGGCCTTGGCACGCCAACCTACGCGGCACCAACAACGACCCGCCCAATGGATTCCTTCACCAGTGTATTGAAAGAAGGTATCGGCGGTGCGGCCACGGCGATTGGTGTGGTTACTGAAATTAACCTCAACCTGCAGAACGGCATTGGCCCTCGCTTTGTTATTGGCAGCAAGAACAGTATTGATCCTGAAGTTGGCCGTTCACTGCTCACTGGACAGGTTACAGCATATTTCGAAGATACCAAGCTTCTGCAGAAGTTCCTGGACGAAGACGAAAGCGCGCTGGAAATTGGGCTCAACGACCCGGATGGCAACCAATATAACGTTGTTGTTCCGCGTCTGGTTTACACAGCCGCTCCGCCTGACGTTAGCGGTGAAGGTTCAATTACGCTGGCAATGCCAATCCAGGCACTCCTGGACGCAACGCTGGAAACAAACATTGCAATCGATTACGGAATGTAAAAATGGAAGAGTTTTTCACACGAGACACAGCTAACGAAGGCAAGCGGGTTCCGTTGTTTGCAGCCGATGGTTCGCCAACAGAGCATTGGCTTCATGTGCGCAGTATGCAGAGCGACGCATTTCGTATTGCCGATAACCGGGCAAAGCGGGCTATCCTTCAGATTAGCCAAATCGAAGACCCGGCTGAGCGTGCTGCGACTGCAACCCGTCTTCAGAGCGAGCTTATTGCTTCACTGATTGCAGATTGGTCATTCGATAAAGAATGCACGCTGGAAAATGTTGTGGAGTTCCTTACTAAGGCACCGCAAATTGAGGATATGGTGAACCAACTTGCGGCGAGTAAAACTTACTTCTACGCAAAAAAGTCAACGAGTTCTACGGATGGTTCCGCAGAGAAGTAGAGCTCGACACCTGCCCCAAGGGCTCCGAACTAACAAGGCGTGAACACCTGCTACAGGTTGAAAAGCAGTTAGGCCGGAAGCCTGCGGAGCTTGCACAGCATGGCTCTTGCCCAGAAGAGTTTGAACACTTTTTAAAATGGTACTCCGTCCTATCTGCGAGCGGTGTACCGCTCACATTCACTGAGCTCCGTAATTGGTCTGAGCTTATGAAGATTGAGCTGGAACCATTTGAAGCGGCTGCGCTTATGCAAATGGAACGTATCACACGGGCGGTGACCAATGGCTGAAGATTTAGCTAAACTCCAGATTCGCATTGACTCGTTAGAGGCGCTTACAGCTGATAAGCGCCTCGACGGTTTGGAAAAGCAGGGCCGCAAGACAGAACGGGCAACGGACGGCCTTACCGCTGCGTTTAAACGCTTTGCCGGGCCTGCGGCTGCTGCCGCGCTGGTTGTTAGCTCACTTACAAAGCTCACCAATGTTACCCGTGAATTCGATATCCTTAACGCGCAGCTAATCACCGCAACAGGTAACGCGACACGGGCAACGGATGCTTTTGAAGCAATCCAAGATTTCGCTACCCGCACACCGTACGATCTTGGACAAGTTACCACAGCCTTCACCAAACTGCAAAACCTTGGTTTAACACCTTCCCAGCGTGCGCTTGAATCCTACGGCGACACGGCTTCCGCTATGGGTAAAAGCCTCGACCAGTTAATTGAAGCGGTTGCGGATGCTGCGACTGGTGAATTTGAGCGCTTAAAAGAATTCGGTATTCGAGCCAGCAAGCAGGGTGAAGAAGTTGAGTTTACATTCAAGGGCGTTAAAGAAAAGGTCGCCTTTGAAGCTGGTGCGATTGAAGAATACCTCACAAGGCTTGGTGAGGTTAACTTCGACGGCGCAATGACCCGCAGGATGGAAACCTTAGACGGTGCAATGTCCAACCTTGGCGACGAGTGGAACAAACTGTGGTTAAACATTAGCAAGCGCGGTGCAGGCGATGCCATTACTGGTGGCGTTCGCGAAGTTATCAGTGTCCTTGAAGAATTAAACGGTTTGGTGGCCTCTGGCCAGCTTGAAGGTTACATTGACGGAGTAACAGTCAAGTTCGACGGCTTTACGTCAGACGTTGTGGAAATGCTCAACGACCTTAGCCAATTCTTCTTTGATAATTTTGGCGAATACGGGCCTGCTGCGGAAAAAGCAGTTGACCACATTGGTGAAGCATTCCGCAATATGCCAGAGAACATTCGTGCAATTATTCAGCTCATGGCTGTTGAAGTTGCTTCTCTTGTCGACTACGGTGATGAGTACGGAACGGCCTTCGGTAAAGTCCTGGGTGTCCGCTTAGCTGAGCTTGTCGAGAAAGCCAAGGTTTACGGGAAAGCGTTGCGCATTGCCATCAACCCGTTTGAAGATGGCGAGATCAACGTAGACAAAGAAATCGCAGCACTGGAAAAATTATCCAGCGCAATGACTGGCGATATCTTTTCGGAAGCCGAGCGTAATATCGCAAGTATAACCGACGCCCGCCGCCAGAGCATTATAGCAATCCTTGATGAGCGCGAAGCTACCATTTCCGAAGCCGATGCACAATTTGCAGCCGCCGATAAAGCACGCGAAGCATTCGAAGCCAAACGTCAGGCCCGCTTAACGAACAAAGAAGACGTACTCGCAATCATTGCTGCAGAGGCTGAGGATGAGGAAGCCAAGATTGCTCGAGTTCTGGCCGCAGAAGAAAAGGCGGCAGCCAAGAAACGCCAGTTGCAATCACAACAGCTTGGCTATGCCGCAGACATTGCTGGGCAACTGGCCAGCATTGCGCAAGCTGGCGGCAAAGAGCAATTCGAGAATTACAAAATTCTTGCAAGCGCGCAAGCCGGTATCAGTGCCGCTATGGCGGTTCTCAACGTGTTAGCAGATCCACAGATCCCAACCGCGCTGAAACCTATCGCCATCGGCACAACTAGCGCTTTAGCGGCTGTGCAGATTGCGCAAATTAATGAACAGGAATACGCAGGTGCATACGATAATGGCGGCTTTATCCCTGCTGGTAAATATGGTATGGTGGGCGAAGTTGGCCCAGAGCTGGTAAGTGGCCCGGCCAACGTTACCAGTCGTAAGGACACCGCAAAGCTCCTGGAACAAGCCGCTGCAAAAGAACCAGCAATGACAAACTACTTTAGTATCGGTCTGGGTGTGCAAGGGGCTGTTCGCCAAGAGCTAATGAGTATGATGCCAATGTTACAACAAATGATGTTACAAAGTGCCCGTAATGGGCAGCGCAGGCCAGCCATATGACAATTGAGTTCGATTTCGACAACGAGAAACCGGATGCTTACGCTTTCAAACTGGTGTTTAATATCATTGGCCACGAAAGTTCGCTGAGTAATGTGCAGTCGTTTGACGAGCTGCCCGGTTCATACTGGGCAGCTTCGTTCCGTTGGACAGACCGCGACGGCTTACCGGCACGCATCCTGAAAGCCAAAGCGTTATCCCTTCACGGGCCTAAAAACACTTTCAAAATCACCCCGCCAGATTGGGATCCTATGGGTACAATGAGCGGTAACGGGGTTGTGGACGGTGCCGGGCAAAAGGGGAATCAGTTACACACCCGAGGATGGAACGCCAACCAACCAACACTTTTCTACCCCGGCGACTATATCGAAGTCAACCAAGAACTAAAAACGATTACTGAGGTAATTAGTTCAGACAGCGGCGGGGCAGCATTGTTGAAATTCGAACCACCGATTCGCAAATCCCCGGTCGACGGCCAGAGCGTGATTGTGGTTAAACCATGTTGTTATATGCGTTCGGTTGAGGTCACAAGCCCGGAGTTTGGTGTTTCCGCTCCGGTTGTTGTTTCGTTGACGCTTAAAGCGCGCGAGGTGTTGTGATGCTGCGCCCATTGGATAACGCAACCATTGCCGCATTGCAGCGAGCCTATAAGCGATGGATTATCGCGGTTGCCATAGACCTTCCGGGCTTATCTTTGCGCCTAAGCAGCGGCCAAAGCAACTTTGAATTTAACGGCGAAACATACACCTATGGCTCCTTATCTTCGCTTGGTGCTATAGGTGAGGAAGCCCGTTCAAAGGGGCTTAGCCTGGAGGTTGGTGTCGTTGCAGTTGACCCTGCGGTTATGACTGCGTTTGCCAATGCCGACTACATTAACAGCCCGGCGCGTGTGTACCTTTTACCACACGACGAAGACTGGAATATTATTGGCGGCGGAATCTTGTTCTTTGATGGGGTACTGGTTGACAGCAGCTTATCTTATGGCCGAAAGCCCGAAGTGCGGCTTCGCTGTGGTAGCTCTGCCGATTCGGCTTTTCGTGTGCGTTCAGAGCGTTATTCCGACGCTGAGCAGCAAGCAAAATATCCCGGCGATCTTGGAATGCAATACGCGGCTGAGGTTGGCTTTGCACAAGTAATCTGGCCAGCCGCTTCTTTCTACGAGGATTAATAAATGGGCTTTGGTTTAAGTGATTTAGACCCTACGAATAAGGGTGGAGCCCTTGGTGGTGTTGTTGGCGGAATAGCTGACAGCATTGGCAATAGTGTAGACAATATTTTCGACTCTAGCGGAGATTTTCTGCGTGCTGTTGGCCGGGGCGATGTTGGTGGAGCTGTTAGTGACATCCTGTCGATTGGCGACCAAATTACCAACCTTATGACCGGCGGTATGTGGAACATTGGCTACGACCATTTCCGCGATTGGGTGTTACCGGATATTCCGCCGTACGATTACCAAGATCGCTTGGTAATGAGCCGCGATGCTGCTGCCCCGCAACGTATCATATATGGCGAATGCTTTACTAGCGGTGCCGTGCGATTTATTCATGCCAGCGGTACAGATAGCGAATACCTGCATCTCATTATTGTTATGGCCGCGCACCCGTGCCTAGCAATTCCCCAGATTTACTTTAACGATGAAAAGGTTTACGAAAACGGAACCACCATTGACAAGTATAAAAACAACGTTGTGTTTTCAATTCAACTTGGCAACCAAACGGCAGCCGACCCGGTGGCTGTTGCCAACTGTGCCCCGAAGTGGACAACGAATCATAAATTGCTTGGTAAGACGTATATTTATGCGCGGCTGAAATACGATACCGACCTCTTCAAAGGGTTGCCCACCATCCGCGCAATTGTTCGCGGCAAAAAGGACATTTATGACCCACGTACCGGGTTAACAGGTTGGACTGATAATCACGCTTTAGTGACCCGGGATTATATGGCCAGCACGTATGGCTTCGGTGAAACGCATTTTGACGATGAAAGCTTCAAAGCTGGTGCCAATATCTGCGATCAGCTGGTGTCTGCTGGCCCCGGTAAAACGGAAAAGCGTTACACCGTTAACGGAACTATCACCATCGTTGACGACCCGCGAAAAGCTCATAAGAACCTGCTTATTGCCGGGGCAGCGGATACGCAATATATCCAAGGGCGCTGGGTTTACGTTCCAGGGGTTTACACCGCACCGTTTGAGCCTGCCCCAACACCAGCACCAACATTCGACAGCACGCAAATCACAATGGACAGCACCCTGTTCACAATGGATTCCAGCGGTGCTTCAGTGGTTTACGATAATCCGCACTTTACTGTCGACGACTTGCTTGGCGGTTTGCAGATTCGCAAAAAGGGTGACACGTCTTCGATTGTTAACGCAGCTCGCGGCCAGTACCTTGACAAGAACCAGAACTACCAGAGCGTAGATTTCGTGCCAATTGTGATCGATGCGTATGTGCAGAAAGACAAAGCAATCATGTACGCGGATACACAGTTGCCCTTTACCACAACCGGCACAGCGGCCCGCAGGCTGGCGAAACTGCACCTGGAGCGCTCGCGCTATGGCATACAGGTAGAAACCGTGCTGGGGTGGCGTGTGCTGCGTTATGGCGTAGGTTCCCGTATAACGCTTACCATGCCCCAGCTTGGTTGGGACAAGCGTGTTTTCCGCATTGCCAAAATGGAAATCAGTTTTGTTAAAGGCGGCGCGGACGTTATTTTGGAAGAAGACCACCCGGACGTCTGGGCTTGGGAAGAAGGCGACGCGCTGGAAGTTGATGTTCCACCCGCGCTGAACCTGCCTGACCCCAGTGTGGTCACAGCCCCAACCGGGTTAACCGGCTCGGAATACTTGTACATCGCCAACGACAAGAAAACAATTCGCAGCCGTATCCGTTTGGTTTGGGATGGCTCGCCAACCATTCAGCGTTGGGCGTTAGAAGGCAGCTATGACGGTGCAGCGTTTGTTCCGCTGAGTGATTACCTTAGCTCGCCTATCTTTGAATATAACGATGCTGAAGTCGGCCTGTGGGATTTCCGTGTGCGCGCGTTCAACGGGCTTGGGATTGCTTCCCCTTGGGCCACCCTAACTTTCCGGAACTATGGTAAAACAGCTCCACCTGCAGACGTAACAGGGTTCTTCGCAAACCTAAACCCTTTTACAGTTGAAATGCGTTGGGATCCTGTGCCGGACTTGGATTTGGATTATTACGAAATCCGTCTCGGCGTAGACTGGGATACTGGGGTCACTCTCCAGACGTTACAGGCTACCCGCTGGACTTGGGAAACGCGGCCAAGCGGACAGGAAAAGCTTTGGATTAAAGCCAAAGATACAAGCGGCAACTATTCTCTGAATGCAACCGTAGCGAACTTGGATGTTGACGCACCTAAATCGGTTAGCCCAATTCGCACAACGGTGATCGATAACAACGTTTTGATTTATTGGGCTAGTGCTGAAACAAGCTTTGCCATTTCGCATTACCTAATCAAGAAAGGTGCGGATTTAGCCACAGCCGAAACCGTTGGGCAAGTCACCGCAACGTATTCCACACTGTTCGAAACTAAAGCGGGCGAGTACACTTATTGGATTGCCGGTGTGGATGTTCAAGGCAACATTGGGCCTTATGCTTCAACCGTTGCCCTTGTTGACCAGCCGCCGGACTTTGTATTGCAAGCAGACCAGTACCTGGACTTTTCACAGGCCACTGTGAGCAATATGCTGGTCGTTGAAAACGATATTCCCGGGACTGGCCCGTTTAAGGTTTTAGCCCCTGTGCAGAACTCAACAACGTGGGCGCAGCATTACGCAGCATTGCCGGGCAGTGGCACCACGGTACGCCAAAAACAGCTAGACAACGGCTACAATCATTACTTGCAACCGTCACCAAACGTAACGGCAACATTCGAACACGTTACAGACTTCCAAGGGCAGTTTACGCTGAGCCGTATTCGCTACTTGCCCGAGGTTGAGATTGTGGCAGGGAACCCGGTTATCGCGTACACTGTGGGCTATAGCGACGACGGCGTCACGTTTACTACGGAAACCGCAACAACAATGATCGGTGTGAATTTCCGATACGTTAAGGTCGGAATAACTGTAACCAGCACCAGTGACCAAGATTTAATTCGCATCCGGGCTGTGCGCTTGGCACTGGAAGTTAAACTGCGGGACGACCAAGGCCGGGGACAGGGTTTGGCAAGCGATGTGGATGGCACTGTGGTTAACTTCAACACCGCGTTTGTGGACGTTATTGATATCTCAGTTAACGCTATTTCCAATGAGCCAATCATTGTCGCAACAGATTTCCAAGACGTCCCTAATCCGACGTTCTTTAAGGTTCAATTTTTCAAGTATATTGACGGTTCTGGCTTTGTGCGCCAAAGCGTACCGTTCTCATGGCGTGCAAGGGGAGTATAATGGCTAACGGTAACTTTTCAAAACCAACGGTTGACAGCGATTACCTGCAAATTATGCAGGAGATCCGGAACAATATGGAAGCCCTTGCGGTAATGTTTGCCGCAGGTACTCACACCAACCTTCCCGAAGGCTCAATCCGTTTCACAAGCCAACAATTCCAAGCATTGTTATCTAATATTTGGACAACAATTCCAATCAGTCTCGAGGGTGGTGGTACTGGTGCAACCGACGCAGCTGGGGCGCGGGCAGCATTAAATGCCGCAGAAAAAGGCACAGGCTCAACTCAAACCAGAACCAACGAACAAAATGATACACGGTTCCTTAACCGTGTTCTTTCGACAATTGGCGTCTCCGGAACAACATTCTCGCTTCGTGCCACATGGAATAACACAATTCCACGGAACGAAGTTATGACCTACGGGGTTCCGAGCACACAAGCCACGATCCCGGCAGGTTACACAATCAGCATTCAAAAAAGTGACGGCACTGTGGACGGTTCGTTTGTCACCTCTGTACCACTCGAACCGGGAACGCTGTGGGGTTTTGCAAAAGTTCTTGCAGGCACTTCACCAATCGTTGAACAGTATTATTTAATACCACTCAACCTTCCTGCATTGGCAACAATGTTCAAGCCACTTGGTTCGCCAAGCACTAAGACGCTAGTTTGGTCAGGAAGCGCAACGAGCGTAGACCTTGACACTTTGCCGGGTGGACACCCCGGAGCTGGAACTTATTTTATTAAATCAAGCGGTTCCGGGTTTTTCACAGTCGACATTATCCCGGGAAGCAATTGCAATAACGCGGTAATGGCTTCCGGTGGTATCGACGCTATTACGGTAACGTCTATCAACCACGATACAAGCAACACAGTCCGAATGACTTGGTTTAAGGTTACAGAAACGGCTGCCGATGTGACGCAAGGCTCTTCCACAATTGCAGAAATCTATAAGGTGAACTAATGGCAATTCAACAAATTAACCGTGGGGCACAGCCAGACGATAACACAGGCGATCCGCTGCGCAGTGCTGCAAAAACTATTAACGATAACTTCACCACACCTTCGCACGCGGCTTCCCGGTATGTTGGCGTACAGGCCGGGAACGTTATGGAAGTTGGTGCATTTGGTGCTGGTAAAACGGATGCGGATGTCACCTTAGCGAACCCAAACCTTACCACAACCCCAAGCGGTTATTACATCGCAAATTGCACGGACTTTGATGTTAACCCGTTTGGTGCCTTGGATGAAAAAGTGCATTGTGACGTTCGTAATGCAAACGGGTTTGTTCGAATTGAAGTTTCGTTGTTGGATGCGCCATTAAAGCGCCACCGCATTCACTCTCAAGGCACTTGGGGTGAATGGGAAGACAGTGGTGGCTTGGGTAACATGCCAAACGATGATAAGCTGTACATTATCAAGAATGGTAAACTGCTGGAATTTAACCCATTCACACACGCGGCGTCCGATGGTAAGTTCTACGCAAGCAAAGATGGCCAATGGACTGAATTTAAACCATTCCCAGATTCCCCTTCAGACAATAAGCTTTACGTGGTTAAGAACGGCGGTCTGGAATTATTCACGCCGTTCGCCCATGCTCAAGGAACCACCGATAAGTTTTACGCCAGCAAGAATGGCCAGTGGGCTGAATTTGAACCGTTCCCGCCGTCCAAAGGGGACGGGAAGCTTTATGTGATCCGAGACGGTGTTTTAGTTGAATTCACGCCATTTAGTCATGCAAGCGCTGACGGTAAGTTCTACGCGAGTAGAGACGGCCAATGGACAGAATTTGCACCGTTTCCACCCTCTTTAGGTGATAACAAGCTTTATGGCATTCTGAACGGTGCTTTACAAGAGATTGTCCCATTCACGCACGCCCCTTCGGATAACAAGCTGTACGCAAGCAAGAATGGCGGTTGGGTTTCGTTCGATCTTAGCCCGCAGGGCATTACGGAAAGCGGTTGGAAAACCATAACGCTTGTCGGCGGTTCCACGGGTGTTCGCTTAGACGACCCGGCAGACATTGTAACAGTCTACCTCAATTGGGTTGTGCAAACCGAATACACAACACTTCTCGACGGTAATGGGAAAATTACGTCAGTTGATATGCCCGGTGCCAACGACGGCGACGTTCTGGCCGTCCAATGGTTCCGTGATGTTAACCCGGCAAGTATTTACAAACGTGTCGAAAAATACGACTCGGTCAGCTCGATCAGCGATATCACCTCGCAAATAAACACCGATGTGAAAGGGGTAGTTGACGCCATCTCCGCTCCGGGCACGGATCTTGACGGAAAACCTGTTCGTTACACGTCAGAATGGTATTTAGCACCGGAGTCGGCAGATACTTCTCTTGTGCAAATTGCGGAGGTATTAACCTACCCAATGGAACTCGCGCCACCAACAGGCGAGCGCTGGGCTCGCACTTGGGTTAACAGCTTCGGGCCTTGGACAAAGATTTCGGATGCTCGTGGTGCGGGTGCTGCCGCTTTCGACCCGGAGAAGCTAACACAGGTTTGGGGCGGTTTGGCGGTAAGTGCCCCATTCCCTGTTGGCGCCACATCGGGCTTCTACGTGTTTCGCGTTGCCCTTTCCAGCGGAAGCAACAATTTTGTTTTTCTTAGTTGTTGGTGCAACCCGGATAACCCATATGGTGGTTCGACTTACGAACCCGTCTCGAAAGTAGGCGTTCGCATTTACAACGGCCAAGCTTGGGGGTACGCCGGTTCAACACCAAGTGCTACACAAATCGCAACAATCTATAAGGTAGGATAAAATGCAAAACGTTCTTGTATGGTTCGATAAAGACACTAAAGTGATTCAGGGTTATCAGGAATTCCCAATTCCTGAAACCTTGCCTGAAAACGCGGTGTTTACGGACGCTGCCCGTAAAGATGAAATTGCGGCAGTGATTGGTGTTGGCACTGTGGTTATCGACGAGCACGGTGTAGCTTCCGTGCCAGCCGATTTAACGGCGCAGATTGCCGCAGCTGAGGAAGCCAAGGCTGACGAGCTTGCCCATAATACACGGGACAGCTTATTCCGGAAGCACGAGTGGCGCATCACACGCAACCAGCGTGAAATCCGCCTCGGTTTAACACCAACTGAAACAACGGAAAGCCTTGACACTTATTTTCACGCGCTTGCAGATATTACCACACAGGCAGGGTATCCGCTGAGCATCCAGTGGCCGGAGGAACCAAATGGCTAACCTTATTGAAGAGACTGCGCTGAGCTCTGCTGTACGGACAAAACTTAACTCCGGCGGCGGTGCTCCTTCAGCCGATCTTGGGTTGTTTAAGATTGCTAAAACGTTTACAAACGAGATAGCAGATACTTCAGCAACCCTGCAAGTAGAGCAGCCAACACCGCTTGAAATCAACATAGCTGCGCAAAGTAGCGGGGCAACTGGTGCCCGCTACGAGCTGGACGGCTCCCTGGACGGCGATTTCAGCACGTTAATTACTTGGGACATTACTTATTCAACTGTTGTTGACTTTACAGTTGCGTTCAGCCAAAACCGCATCGTTAACCCATCCAGCCAAACGGATGCAGGTTTTGGTGCTTTCCGAATTATTTGGCAGAACAGTAAATGGCGCGTTGTACCAGTTATGTCCCGGAAAAACGGTGCCCCTAATTGGCCGATAAACCTCTACGTTACCGACCCGGCGTTGTTGCTTCGCCGAGTTAATGGGGTTCTGTATATTGACCAAGGTGGTTCACAATACCCGCTTAATGACCAATGCTTGGATATGAAGTCTGTTGCTGTTCATGTGAAAGGAAATAACAACACCGCGTTCAATTTAAAATTCGATGCGGTTCCTCCTGCGGGATACCCAGCCATTCCGGATCTGGGGTTGCCAACCTTTGCACAGGCATTGACGAAGCCATTTGAGAATCGCCCGTTGGATACTGTTAGCCAGTGGACAACATACGTCAGCGGTTTAGTAGCGAATTTTTACTGGGCAAACGAGTTCAGCATACAGCAATTTGCCGCAGGTGTAATTCAAAAATTAGAAGTCACTTGTAAACCGAGCAATCCTGCCACCGACCCTGACGCGGTTTTAACTTTCGAAGGCATCGAGTTTACTAACCAGCATAAGCCGGGGCGCAGGGCGTTGGTAGAAACCAATCAGCCCGGTGGGTACTTTATGACGGTAAACACGGCAGGGAGCACAGCGCAGATATTTTCGCATAAAGACCCCGCAACTACTGTCAACCAAGTGAGTTTTGTAAAAATACGCGGGTTGCGGCAGCCGTAAGCCTGCGCATACCAATTCTTTGCCCCGTACTGGGGCTTTTTTATGCCCGGCAATAGCTTTACCGCGCCTAACCGGCTGCACCGCGTGCCGGGCGTTACAGGGGCTTAACCGTAAGCCCCAATCTTCACCATAAGCTTTTCAGCTTCCCGAATATACCAAGCATAATCAATATCGTTTGGAAACTCCGGGCTGAGTTCCATAATTGGCTTGGCGCCTTCGGACTTCGGCACTTTATTCCCGGTCAGTGCATACACAATCTCACCGCCATAGTTTTCAGCGTAGTACCAGCGAATCGCCTTACCCAGGAACACGCCATCACGTACCGCACCGCCTTTAACAGTTCGCACGTTTAAGAACTTGCTAATATCACGGCACTCACGAATTGTTTTCTCAATTGGTATGTTATCACAAATAAGGTTTATCACAGCCTCAACACAAATAAAGTTCTGCGGGTTTTTCTTCAAGCCGGGGTCGCTGAAAATGCCTTTGGTTTTAACCCGGTCGTCACCTTCGGACAATGTGCTAGGTTCAACCACCGCCAAATAGTTGTTTACGTCGCGGCTGAACAATGCCTTGTAATAGGTTGCCTCGGTTTCAAATTGTGTGACCTGTTCCCACCAAGCAACAATCTGATCCATAATGTGTTCTTTATCGCGCGGGCACTTAATTACAACACCGTCGGTATTAGCACTGACCACAGGTATCCCAGCAAGCTCAAGCTGCTCGATAAGCAGCAGCAGGGCTAACTGCCCGGTGATTGTTACCTGGATTAAAAGGCTTGGTGAGTACAACACTGAACCGGCTTGCCCAAGCTTACCGAAGGAACCGTTAATAACAATCTTCAGGGTCTCCGCGACAGATTTAATTTTAGCAACTTTCGCCCCAATACGGCGCTCAACAATGCTGCGATAAATAGTGAGGAACACCGGGCCAAGGTTTTCCGGGTACAGGCCAAGGGTTAAGATAATAAACGGGTAATAGGATGTAACATCGCGGTCAACTAAAAAGTGAGTTGCACTGCTGTAGTGGGCCGCTTTCTTTTCACTACTATGCAGACCACCGATACCCATCTTATACGTGCTGTTGCCAATGTTTATTCGCATAGCCTTAATGAATTCAGGCAGTCCAATCTTACCTTTTTCGCCTACAGTGAATTCATGGTTAGTAATGCTCGCAACAACACCTTGCATTTCAGGCGACTGGAAATACTTAAAATACTCAGGTGGCCGGTAACGGAAGCGTGTACCTTCTTCAATGTGCTGGCTATGAAGTCTTGTGTGGTTAATTGCTTCAATTTCACTGCGAATAACGGCTTCGGCAATTTGTGCATCAGATTTGGAGCGCAAGTCCAGCCCATATTCGTTACTCATGGTTACCCGCAAGTCCAGTTCCTTGCGTAACTCGTTGCGGAGATCAATTGTTGTATCTAAGTCGTTGATACAGTACAGGCGCACAATAGCAATCTGCTCAGGGCTTAAGATTGTGTTTGGCGCAAACGGCAAATCCTGCATCTTTCGAGAATTAAGCCGCCCGCCATAAATCTTCAGGCTTGCCCGCAGAGGGGCAACTTCCATTAGGTCAACATGGTCAAGCTCTAACTTCACGCCCTTAAATTGGCGCACGACATCACCGGGTCTGATGCTCTCTTCGATTATGGACGCTGTTGCAACTTTCAGTTGCACAGTGTTGGCCCCGGCAAAGGCAATGCGCAGCATTGGCACGTCGTACCCGTTGCTGTTGAACCCAATGATAAGGAAGTTGTCAAGCACCCAACGCAGCTTCGGCAGGTTTAATGATTGTCCTTGCCCCATTTCAAAGTAGACAACCTTACCCAGTGTAACCGACTTAAATGCAACCAGAAAATAGTTGGCATAACACTCAATATCGAATGACAGCTCGTGCTTCTTACCATACATCCAGTCGAAGCTTGCTTCAACCAGCTCGTCGTCTGTAAATAAGTCAACGTTAAATTCCAGAGCCTCTTGCAGCCCTGGAAGGTATGTTGGTTCTAACCACACTGGCTCCGGCGGCGTCCGCTTTTCGGCTTGGTTCTTAACAAGGTCATAAGCCTTGTCGAACGTCAAAACGTGCTGCCGGTAGTCGCCTTTGGCTACCCGGTAAGCCTCTGCCCAAAAGCCCGGCATAACTTCAACGTAACCTTTGTCGAGAAGCTTGGTTTTTCTTGTTTCAATTTTGTCGTTTGTGTCTGTCCAAAACAGCCCATCACTATCGTTCCGCATTAACTCCGCACCCTTGTAATCGCGCCGCGCAACTTATCCCCATAAAACATACAAGCCCGGCCCTCGGCGTTAAAATCAATGGACTTAACAACTGGGCGGATTCGCTCGAGCATGGTGTGGTTAAACACACCTTCACTCACCAACCCTTCGACCTCGTAAGACGCACCGTCGCCTTCCACAATGCTGGTACACAAAGAACCATCAATGAAATACACACGGTTAAATGAATCCAGGAACGGCTTAATTGCCGTAAGTGCATCGAAAAAACCTTCCGGGATTGGTGTTGCCTTCTGCCCACTGTTGGAGTCGAACAACCCGCGAAGATCCGGCCAACCATCGAACGAGAACAACGCAGTTCGAATCCAGCGTCCGTCCTCAAAGTGGAAGGTCATAGACTTGTCAGATACTTGCATGTGTGTTGGAGCTTGCTTGATGCGTAGAAGCTCTTTGACAGCAGAGCGAGGCACGTTATACCGCCCGGCAATACCCAGCCCCGTCCAATACTCGGCGGCAATGACGTTGTTTGTCGCAAAGGCACTGTTACCTTCAAACAGTATGCCTGTAGACCAAGGACGGGAAGCATCGTCGCCAATAAAGGTTTCCAGGGCTGCCACGGCTTCGATAAAGGCGTCCCCGTTAAGGTCAAGAATCTCACCTTCAGGGACAACGTGCGGGGTTTCCTCAGTTACGCATTCGATAAACGCCTTAAAGCCGCCGGACTTAATACTTAACCGCCCGGCAGGGGTCATTGAGAGCGAAACAGTTTCTTTGCAGTTCTGGATAGCCTTAACAAACGGGGCCGCTTTTGGTTTGCACGAAATGTCAAGGTCAATCGGGCTACAGAGGGCCAGCGTACCGTTGAAGCTGCGGACAGTATTGTTCTCAATACAAAAGTGCGTGAGCTCCGGGATGAATTCTTTCTTGGCAACAGCCCCTTGCACGAATTTCAGTTCGTCAAGCATTAAAACAACTCCTGATCGATAGCTTTAAAGAAACCCGGATTTTTGGAATTAACATAGTTATTCATTTCCATGTATCCGAACAGGTTGTACGCAGCCCGAGATTCGTAAACTTCAGCAAGCCGGTCAAGGTCAAAGCCTTGGCTGGCAAACATCTGGCGAATCTTTATATTTTCGGCTTCGCTCATTGTTGTTGCGTGTTGCCCAGCAACGTGCCGGTTCGGGGATTTGCACGATACGTCAATTGGGCCATAGTCCGGAGTTACAACAGAGCCGAACGAAGTGGCCTGGATCCAGGACGAGGAGTCACAGCTATACCAAGGATAACGAACCATCAAGGGAATGGATGTAATACCGAAGCCGTGAACCTTAATCTTTGGCCGCCCGGCACCATCAGTCAAATGCCTGTCCCACATACGATCGAGCCAGCGCATAAGCTGTTCGGTTGACGCCCCCACCATACCACCAAGGGTGATATAATCGTAGTTGGCCACATACCAATCCAGGTAACGCTCGTCCTCACCTGCGTGGAAACACGGCAACGGTCGAACGCCCTGAGCTTCCATTGCCAATTGGTTCTTGTAGGTTAATTCCACGTCGCCGATACCGTCCAAAACAGACGCCATCATAACCCCATCTTCAAATCGAATAATATCCATATTGCGTTTAATGTAGTCGCAATACTGGGTAAGATCAATTTCTTTGCCGAGCGTGTACGACGAGAACGCCCCGGAGTCAAGGAATATTTTATCCCCACTTTCACGGATGGCGTCGACAAAACTCTGCTTGTGGATATAGTGGTACGATTCGAGAATATTTGGAACTCGGTGTACAATTGAGCGTTCGAATTCGTTGAGGTTTTGGTAACGCTGGGTATGCTTGTATCCGTTAGTATGCAAAGCCGCAATATAAATCTGCATAAGTCCTCACACAAACGGGGGCGCAATGCCCCCGGCAGGATTAAAGGTTTACGGTATCCAATGGCAACGCCATGAACTCGGCACGGGTTTCCGGTTCGTCTTTCATAGCCCCACGGATTGCCGTTGTAATAGTGAACTGGCCGCGCTGCTTAACACCACGGCTTTCCATGCACATATGCCGGGCCGCAATACGCACGCCAACGCCAAGAGGCCGCAGGTGTTCCATAAGTGCGTTTGCGATGTCGTTTGTCATACGCTCCTGCACCTGTGGGCGGCGGGCAAATGCGTCCACAACGCGGTTTAACTTCGACAGACCAACAATGCGACCGTTAGGAATATAGGCAACAGTGGCAACGCCAATAATATCCGCGAGGTGGTGTTCGCATTTGCTGTAGAATGGGATGTTGCAGACAGCAACCATTTCATCGGCATTTTCAGCTCCGTCCTCAAATGTGGTTAACAGCTTTGGAATGTCCGCGCCAACACCGCCAAACCATTCAGTCATGGCTTTAGCAACGCGCTGAGGTGTCTTACGCAAACCTTCACGCAATAAGCCGTTCGGGTTTGGGTTTGGTTCAATGTTGTGCAGAATTTGCGTCATCGCTAATTCGATCAGTTTCTCGTTCATTTACAGCTCCCAGCTTGCAGAACATTTAGCAGTTTCTTCAACAATAACTTTACACAGCGTCACACCAGTACCTTCGAGCTGTTTAGGGCCAATGACAGTTCCTAGGTAAACTGCCATATTTTCAGCGGTTGGGTTGAATGACAATGGTACAACGGATTGCATAAAGAAAATCTCTTCTTCGCACTCACCGGAGTCTTTATCCGGGCGATCGGTAATAAGATTTTCCAAGTGTCCGATCACTGGGTCGTTTTGCCAATGCAGAAACTTGTGATCCCAGTTGTTTTCGAGCCACATGCACAACCGTTCCTTGATTACGGAAAAGTCAATAACGCGGCCAATATTATCCAGGCCAACAAAGGAATGCGTTATTTCAACGACGTCCTGTGAAAAATCCGGTACCGTTGCTTTGCAGAAAAAGTGAACCCGGTAGTTGTGCCCGTGCAGATGGCGGCATTTGCTTTCATGGCCGACAACACGGTGCCCGGCGCTGAAATCATGGTAGCGAGTTGCTGTAATAACTGTCATTCGTTTTCTCCAGCTTCCAGAGTTACTTTAAGGGTTTGCGGGCAGCCTTCAGGGAATGCTGATTTCTTGATGTACACTGATGGTATCGGTGCGTCAGGGTTATCATCCCCAAACACGAACGTCCCTTTGGTGTCCTTAACTTTCTTGAGTGTCAACTGAATTGTTTTCATAGGAAATTGGATCCTTGATTCTGTTAATTTCGAAAGCTGTTTTGCGCATAAAGCACGGGCCGCAGTGACCACAGTGTTTATCGCCGTTGCGGTAGCAGCTCCAGGTAAGGTGCATCGGTGCCCCCAGTTTATGCCCTTCTGCGACAATCTCATGCTTCATAAGGTTGCCGACCGGCATTTCGATTCGGATGTTTTTGCCATCACCGACAGCAAAATTTAACATCTTGTTAAAGCGGTTAATGAACTCCGGTTCGTTGTCCGGGTAAGCCCCCGATTCTTCGAGGTTATTGCCGAGCGCGATAACACTAAAGTTTTCAGCTTCTGCAATAGCAACAGCCCGCGCCAGAAGGTTAAGATTGCGTGCTGGCACCCATTCATGGGCATA